TATAGATTTAGACATACAGTCTTTAGGCAAATATTTCTTAATGCTTTCATAAAGCATTTCCGATGCTGTTCTATTTTCCATTTAGTTCGATTTTACGTTTAGTGAATAATGCCTTTGATTTGCTTTGCTCAACTGGAATTAAAGAATCGTAAAGCAGTCCTAATTCGTCAAGGTTATTGCATTTAGATAGCTTCTTTTGAATCTCAATTAAAACGATGTCATTTGCTGGCATAGATGCTTTATTGCCATCATCATCATCCGCTCCAACATTTAAGAATGATTGCATTCCGTAACGTCTTGCATAAGTAATTCCGCTACCTTGCGACTGCGCATCATTTACCTTTGAATAAATTATTTCAGTTTCGCACGATAGCCATTCGCCACTCTCATGAATTAAAATGGTTTCTACATAGTTTCTGCCATCTATTGAAATAGTAGGCTGCAATAGTGTAATCTGATTAGCTAATAATGCTGGCATACACGCTTCTCTAATTGCGTTTAAGTCTGCATATTTCGATTTAAAGAATGGATTTGCAGCGTCCTTTGTTGCCGTTCCCATTTCAGATTGAGCCTTTAGTAAGGCGGTTGAAATTTTGGTAATTGTTTGACTTGTTTTCATTTGGTTTATTTGATTAATGCTGCAATCAAGATTACAGCGGTGAATAATAAAAAGTAAATAGCTAATTGAGCAATCCAACCCAGCGAGCAAAAGTAGTTTAGGAATCTCATACTCCTAGTCTGAATGTTGAAGATGTGTTATCCTCTCTGTAATATTCCGTATTGGAATTAAGAATATCAATATCTTCTTTGAACTCTTTTGCTAAATGCTTTTCAGCTATAAGGATTCTCCAACCCTCTTTTACTTCTATGAGTTCATCATCAATACCGCTTTCGAGCCAAAGCCCTGAAATATCAACTCCATTTTTGCCAACTTCAAAGTCAGCCATGAATGCGAAGCCATCCATTTTAAAGAAATAGTCTGTTTTAATCATTGTTTTAGGTTTAGGATTCAAAAATACATTCTTTTTTGATAATTAAAAATAAATATCAAATCTTTTTTTCAGTTAGTACTTCATGCTCCTGAATGTCGATGTAGTGCATGATAATATTAAGGTTGGTCGCTTGTGTTAATTGTTGGTCATTGTTATCCAACCATCTTTGCAGAGTTCCCTCGCTGCACTCATTAGCGACCATTAGTTTGAGTTTTACGCTTCTATTCTTTCTGATTAGTGCGATTGTCTTTGCGCTCAATTCGAGCGGTTTTTCTGGTGTCTTTTTTTTCATTGTTATTTGTTTATTTTATGTATTCCTAGTAAGTTATTTAAAGCCCTTTGCTTCTTAGTAAATAAATAATGTGTAGTTACTACCCAAACATCCACATCATTTTTCCCATTTATTCTACCATTATGTGTAAAAATTACATCAAACTCTTGCTTAATATAAGCAGAAATATCTTTAGCGGCAATTAGATAAGCCCCTTCCATGTCAGCTTAATTGATGGTGAAAGTGTTCTATCTCGTTAATAGGCTCAATAGATAGCGTTTCTATGCCGTACAAATAAGCCATTTCGCTAAAGGTATCAATTAGTTCTTTTCCTTTAAGATAGGCTGCAACTATTACTTTAGAGCCTTTTTTTGAAGTCCTTACTATTTTAGCAAGTCCAGTTATTTCTCTTTTTTTCATTTTGTGCGGTTGTGAGAGTGAATATAATTTGCCCATGCATTAAATTCTAATTGTTGTGAATTTTCACACGTTTTTGTTCCCATTGGTTCAAGTTCCGATTTTTCACTTTCACGCAATTCGATTAGAATTAATTTAGTGAAAAGCGCAAAAAGTGAGCAAAAAAGCATGATTAGAAAGATTCCGAAAATGATGTGATGTGTTGTCATTTGGTATTTATTTGGTTAATAATAGGACAAAGATATATTTAATTCTGATAATCAAAAATAAATACAATAAAAAGTTATCCACATACATAAAATAAAAAAGGCTGCATCTCTGCAACCCTTATAAAATAACGAAATTTAGTTATTCCCCTAAGTACTCTTCATCGGTTTCGGTCTCGTATATCTCGACTAATTTAAGAGCATCATTCACATTAGACCACGTTTTTAGATAGGGTATGCCCATTGCTTTAATCTTAGCAATAGCATTTAAGTAAGTATCTGTCATGACTGTTATGTTTATTCTTTCTCCACTATCATCTTCAACATAAAATATCCACACATAATTACATTCCGTAGTCATAGTCTTTAGGTTTAAGCCATTCAAAATAAAATGTTGTAAGCCCTTTTTCGTTTTCGTTTAAATTCACGTCCATAATATTAAATCCGCTTCTACCTTTGCTAAAGTTAGTTTGCACCCACTCACTGGCAGGACTTAAAGCCAAATAATTATGATAATCGCAGTTATCAATAGTCATATTATCTATTAACTGTAAATGGGTATCACCTTTCTCAAACGTGCAAAAGTATTGCTCTAATGAATGATGTTTAATATACTCTTTTATCTTGTCCTTTTGCTTTGCATCTAATATCGGTTTGAAGCCAAATTTAAGGTTTTTGGCATCTTTTCCATGTGAAAGTATAAAACAATGCTTACCTATGATATAGTGCCCTATAAAACGCTGATAAATGTGATACTCTATTTTTCCGTACTTAGCTTTTAAAATCTCTTTGGCTGAATAATTTATGATATAATCAAAATCATTCGAGTGATTTGAATTGGTAATCGAATGAACTACTATTTTTGTTTTGAAAACTTGCAAAGCGTTAAACAATTCAACAAAAAAACTTACACCAACTTTGAACGCTTTTTTATTATCCATGTTTTGAGGCAGGTTGTGTCCTTTGCGCACTGTTTGACCGTCCCATCCATCCATAAAATCCCCCAAATTAATTAAGTGAATTTCTTTATACTGTTTACATTTTGTGAACTGTGATACTTTTTTCAATATCACGTCTACCCTATTGCCTAAAACCTTTTCATTCCACACTTCTCCATATAATCCGTTCCCATCTTCGTTAGTTTCCATGCCCACGTGAACGTCTGTTATAATAACTCTCAACAAGTTGTCAGACTTTACAGTTGGTAGTTTACTGTAAACCTTATTAATTTTGCTAAAGTCTAATTCCTTTAAACAGTCTTTAATTTCTTCAATTGTTATTTCTCGATTCTTTTCAGGCTCGGCAATTACCCACTGTTGTTGTGTGTTTAGGTTTGTTGAAATCCGCTTAATTGCGAAGTTATCAGGAAAAGGTACAATATCAGATACTAACTTTTGCACCTCCGATGCAACCGCTCCGTTTTTGTCTAAAGTTCTTTTTGTGGTTTCAAATCGCTTTTTATTCCTTAGCAAAACGCTTTTAACGGATTCGGGAGTTATTGTATCACCATCCCTAAATGCCAACTCGGCAACCCTGCGACCATACTCCATTAAAGATTCAGATTCTAATTTCGGGTACTTAACAATGTAGTCACGAATTAGCATATTTTAGTTTTTGGTTAAGCGCAAAGGTAGAATTATTTTCTTAATCGTATCTTTTCGGAAAATCTTATTCCAATCTCAGGCTGTAAAAATGAATTTAAACCGCCATTTAAGCCTATTAAATGCCTATCTGATATGATAGCATCAAAAGCAACGCCACCGCGATAATTACCTATTGTTTGCGCTTGTAAAGCAATTCCTGCATATAGCCCTGCATAAACTTTAACTAATGACTGTTTCTTTTCGATTGTATTTGTTCGTTCAACTATTTTAATTACATCAGGTTTCAAGTTCTGAAATTCAACTGCGACATCAATTAATTCATTTGCCGTTACAGTTGCCGACATTCTTGCTCTAAAACTGTCAGGATAATGAGTAAGTGTTTCATAGTAATTAGTGTCAATACATTTGTTTACAGTAAACAAGTTAGTGTCAATATAAGCAGAATCTAAACCGCTTATTTGTGCATTATTTGCAGATTTAGTTTTTACTTTGGTAGGTTTTCCGCTTATTAGTGTTATAACCATCGTGTCCTTTAGCACTATTGAATCCCTTATTGATACAGTTTGAGAAAGTATTTCAGGGCATTTGTTGTACGTATAACCTCCGTAAAATCCTATGCCCAAACCTAAAATAAATAGTAAACCAAAAATAATTAGCAGGTCGTAATTAAGTCTTTTCATGTTTTTGTTTTAATTCGCTTGCAAAATAATCAATATATCGAACTTGACCGTTTTTTAATTTTACCGCAACTAAAACTTCATTCTTTAAATTCTTTTCATCATATCCAATGTGTAGCCAACGTGGGTTGTTATCATCACCAAATTCCCAAATTAACTTACTCCATTGTAAACCTGATTTGAGTAACCATTTAAAAACTTCGCCACTAATATTTACACCATCCTTAATAAAAGTTTCATCAAATGCTTTGCCTTGCAAATGTTCGCTCTTTTTAGCCCCTTTAACAGCGTTGTTTAACCTTTCGCATCTATAAGCCACTGTCGGACTGAATGAGCCAAATTTTGCCCTTATTGGTTCTGCTAAGTGTTGCGCTAATTTGCGAAGATTATCAACTATTTCTTTGGTCGGTTGGTATTGTTCAGCAAATCCGTTTTTCATTGCCGTTTCAGAAGTCGTAAATTCTGATAAAGAAAAGTTTGTAGTTAATTTCATTTTCTTATATTTGTGCTTTCATTTGGTTTTGGTTTAGGAAAGGGAGTCTTCGGAGTCCCTTTTCTTTTTCCTATCAGAAAAGCTATTTACGCATAAGTACTGCTTAAAGTTACAATTTACGGACTTTTTTTTTGAATCTTGTGAAATAAAACTCATTCTTTCATAAATAATCGCTACATCTTTTTCAATATCGGATAATCTTTCTTCATGCTTTTCAATAATAGCACTTATTCTTTCGCTATTTTTGATAGACATTTGATACAACGCTCCAGTAATGCCAATTATAATTGTAAGCATAACACCAAATACCGCTGCAAATATTTTATTCCAATCAATTTTCATCTTTTGATTCGTTTTTTTCTTTTCTTAATAAAAATGAATTGTACGCTCCATAGCCATACAATGTCGAACTCAATAAAACAATAGAACCAGTATCAAACCCATCAACACACGCCACACAACATAGTCGTAAAGTCGCATAGGCAACTATAATTAATGTCGCACTTGTAAATGAAACAAAGCGTTCTATTTTCTTTGAACTTAAATAACTTTTCTGTGCCGAAAAAGTTGCATATAAATCACTCCACAATCTCATTTTTCTTTATTTTTTCCGATAGTCATTCCGATGGTTTCTACTTTCGCATCTTCTACGTACCATTTGTTTATAGAATTATTTAATCTAAATTTATTAGTGTTTTTTCCGATGGTTATTAAGGCCTCATATAAATCACTCCACAATCTCATCTTCTATCGGTTGGTTTTTAATTAACTCATCATAAAATGCTTTTCTTTCTTGTTCGCTTTCAAAGAAATAGTATTTTTCGCCATCGAAATGACTGCCAAACTTTGTGTCGGCAATCTCTTTTGGGGAAAATCCGTTGTCTTTAAATATCGCTTCAATTATTATCATCTCTTTCTCAATTGAATTAATGTTCCATCGCCTGTGCAAGTAACTAATGCTCCTAAGCCACTTGCAAATCGAAAAGTAAAAGTACCTGCATTTGTAGTCTTTAAATATCCATAAACTCTAATAATACTCGCCCCTGCAAGTCTGCAATGTGCAGGAGATGATACTGCGCCACTTTCAGAAATAAAAGTATCTAATATTGCTGTCCCTCCTGTTGTTCTTCCAACCAAAGCAATACTTGCTGTTGCTCCTGATGGGCATGATACTGCAAATGTAGCACCTCCTGACCCTGCTGCAACTGATACATAAACTTCACCTACAATCCTATACACACTATTTGCTTCGACAGAACAAGTCATACCTGTTATGTCAGACGGAGATGTTGATGATGTTGTAGGATTGCCTGTTGGTGTAATTTCCAACACTCCTAATATACCCAATAATTGAGCCTTAGTATAGACATATAAAGTATCAAAATAAGTCTTTAAAAAAGCTTTTACATTAGTCCATGTTATTTTCTTTAATACACTACTTTCTACTGTTGCAACTAAATCTGTGTCATTTGGAGTAGCCGAAGTCGAACCATTTATTAAAGTTCCTACGTTATTAACCGTAATTGTATCTTGTTTGCCATTAAAAGCTGACCAGTCTGCGCTACTCAATGCACCTCTATTTGTAGCACTTGCTGTTGGTAAATTAAATGTGTGTGTTGCTGTTGCTGAACTAATCGCAAAGTCAGTTCCGCTTGTGCCAACCGCTAAATTTTGCACTTGGTCAGTTAATCCATTTAAAGCCGTTATGCCTGTCGAAAAAGTAGTTATGATTTGAGAAAGGTGATTATTTTCGGTGTGCAATTTAATTGTTCGACCGCTATTGTTTACATATATCCTAACTGCTAATCTATCCGTTGCTAATAATGCTGTTTGAGGCACCGCTAAAGCACTTACATATAAATCAATAACTGTACCATTTGTAATACCTTCGGGAGTTGCTGAATTAGATGCAATTAAAGATAATGTCGTTCCGTTCCATTTGTATAATTCAAGATAAAAAGATGGCGAACCACCTCCACTTGATGCACTAAAATAGGTTTCAAAATTCCAATTTCCTGCTGGTATTTCTAAAAGGTTTGGAACATTTGCATCCGTTATAAAAGATTGAATATATCCGTTTGTGTTAATAGTAAAGTCAGTTCCCGCACCTAATATTGGAGTCCTATCCATTTCTTTAAATGCAACACCGCCAAAAGTACCCTGACTTACCGAACCATTCAAATAAAATGATTGCGAAGCCCCTCCGCCTGTTGATGCTGGGAAATTAGCAAGGCTACCGTCCCCCCTTACATATTGGCTAATTAATCCTGCACCAGTTACCGCTATATCGCCACTTGAAGTAATAGGACTATTTGCAACCGAAAACGCACTTGGCATTGTCAATCCTACCGAAGTGACTGTTCCGCTAGGTATCGAAACAGGTATATCCGTAACAGATGTTACTCGCCCTTTTTGGTCAATTGTTATTTGTGGGATATTAGTAGCATCCCCGTATGTATTTGGAGTAACTGCGGTGTCTGTAATGTCTGCTGTCAATACCCCACTTGTAACATCTAGGTCAATATTTGCACTATCAAGAATTGACGTAATAAACAAAGCGCCCGCTCCGCCAACTAGCGTACCACCTGCCGTTGTTCCATCACCTATAAATACTTGTTTTGTGTCTGTTGTGTATAGATACTCACCCTCCTCCGGTGTTACCGAAGTCCTATCTGTTTCTAACCCTCTTCTTATTCTTATTGCCATATCCTATACAAATGAACCTGCATCAATTAAAGTATTATCACTTGGCGCTAAAAATGTACCGCCATCTATCAAAACATTGTACGTTACTCCGCTTACCCCTCCATTGCTAACCGCAGTTAATCTACCCTTGCTATCTACTGTTAAATTAGCATTTGTGTAGCTACCTGCCGTTACTGCTGTATCTACTAATTCCAAATCTCCCGATTCAGTAATTGTGGCATCTCCGCTTAAAGGAACACCAGTTGCTATATTTTGGCTATTTCCAACAAAAACGTATGTGCTTTTAAGCGTTTTAGATAAAAAACTCCCACTTGTGTTGGTTATTATCTTTTCAATATCAGGCTTTAAAAGGTCTAAAATAGACTTCCATGAGCCATTAAATGAGTAGAAAACGCCTTTTCTTAATCGGTCAGCGGGAATAGGCGCAGATGCAAATTGCTCTTGAATAAGCAATTCGTTGTCAATTGGTGCGGGCGTATTTTTAGTATTGACAATTACCATATTACAAAAATACAATTTCTTTTAAATAATTAGACATTTGGCAAAAAAAAGATAGGCTACCCGAAAGCAGCCTATCCTAAACCAAAATGAAAAATACACGAAAACGTTACAAAATTACACAAAAATATCAGAATGGAAAATTCGAATCGTCTTTTTTGTTTGCAAAACCTTGTTGCGGTTGCGCTGTTGAAGCTGTTGGCTTCCATGTGTCAAGTTGCACGCCCTTGTCGGTAAGGGTAAACTTCACTTGTTTGCCATACTTCTCATGCTCGGTAATAGCATCAGGATTTTCTTTGAGCCATGCAAATAGCTCGTTTGGTGAAATAACAAGGCTACCTATAATAAAATCAGGCGCGTTCTTGCTTGGTTTGAAAAATGAAATGCCTTTAGGATAAACTTTGTCTGCCATAAAATAATGGTTTAATGATTAATAAAGCACAAAGATAAAATATTTTTCCATTTATACTTGTTTTTTAATAATAAAGTTTATGTTTGTATCGTAATTATGGCTAAGAAAGATAGAAAGTCTAATCCTCAATATGCTAATTCAGTTAGAAACGCAAGGCGAAAAAGGGGTGTGTCGCAAATTAATCTTTCAAAAAGATTAGGGTGTAGTTCGGTTAGTCTTTCTCAAATTGAAAACGGCAACGCCTATCCAAGTTTTAAGCTACTCAATAGGATTGCCGATAAGTTAAATTACAAACTGCAAATTCATGTTCGATTTTTAGAATGGTAAAACAAAAAACAATAATATGGAATTAACAACAGAAAATGTCGCTTTCGTAGCGTTAATTATTTGCACAGTAGTGCCTTTGGTTTATTTAGTTCATACTATGTGGGATGCACGAAAAAAGACTAAGGTGGCAACCATTAAGTACGAACAACACACCGAGCAAGTTTGGAAAGAATACATGGGTGTAAGGTTTCCTTTGCTCAAATACGAACTTGGGATGTGGAATGGTATGTCGCCCGAAAGCAAAAGGGCGTGGATAAAGCAACTTAAAGCTGAAATAAAATCAGGCAAGAAAATCCCGATAAAAGACGACAAAGGTGTTGTTATTGGTTATGAAACCAAAGACAGGAAAGGAATTGCAAGGGAAAAGCAAATCGAAACAATAGTTAAAAAAGTACATGGACTATGATACAAACATCACTTGGAGAAAAACCGTTATCAGTATATTCTGACAGCGATTTTGAATCGCTTATGAATAGTACGTTATTAAGGGATACGCTTCTTTTGAAGATACCCGAAAATAGCAGAGTACATATTATGCCACATGGTGAAAAATTATATCTGCATACCGACCAAGTGGACGATATGCAGATGCAAGACTGCGAGGGCGAAGTAATTAAGAAAGCAAAAGGCGCTCATGTTGAAGTAGGCGATTTGGTAATATTCCACTACCTATCACTAAACAATGGGCGTGATGGAACTGGCGTAAACGTATTTACCTTTGCTTATAAAGGCTCATTATACCACCTTATCCCATACAATCAGATATTCTTTTCAATCAGAAATGGCGAACACATTTGCCATAATGGAAAATACTTGGTTGAATCAATACCCGATGATTTGGAAAATGTAGAAGTTGGGAAAGGCTCTGTATTTGCGAAGAAGTTATTAAGCGGAATTGTAGAATTGAAAAAAGATAAATACTTGCCAAATAAATGCAAGGTTGTTGCTACACCCAAAGATGCGAGATTTGAAGTGGGTGACATTGTGGTTACTTTTGGCTGTTGGGATGTGCCTATCAAGTCCGATACTATGAGAAAGAATGAGAAGCAGTATTTCAGATGCGAGGACGATAATTTAGTTTGCAAAGAAGAATTTATAGCCAATGTTTGACGTAAAAGAATTGCCATTAAGTAAGTCTGTATTGAAAGAATATGCCGAATTATCGGATATGTTCTACGATATGAAAAACCAATTAGGCTCATTTGAAACATTGACATCAGACCAAGTAGTGAGATACATTGTGCTTACTTACCACTTTCAATCGCCATTAGTTCAATCAAAAGCCGATTTGATGTGGAGAAAGAAACAGGCAATGCTTTTAGCAGGGGTAAAGACTAACAACGATGGCTTTTTTTGCGATGAAGCTATGAATGTCATAGCCAATAGAAACGCTGCTGCAATTGACCTTAAAATGCGTTTTATTAGATTTGAGAATAATTTAGATTGGGTGGAACTTTCAGCACTTACAGAAGTGTATTATGATTACATTAGGACTATTTCAGATGAAAGTCAAAGCACCGCGAATAAAACCGCATCTGATATATTTAAGGTTAAACAAGCAATCATTAAGGAAAGCGAGGGATTGAAGAACAAAATTGACACGCTTTCATCTAAGGTTTTTAAGGGAGATATTGAATTAGCCAACTACATAGGAAGCACAATTGTAAAAGAGGAGAGGAGATTAAGGCTATCGCCAGAACTAAATGCTGAAATAAAATCACAAACCAATGGAAAATAATTTAATCATAGTCAAACCAAAGCAGAAAGAAGAAGTAACCAAATCAGGTATTATCATATTTAATGAAAAGCCTAAGAAATACAGCGAGGGCGTAGTTGTTAAGGTGGGTGTTTTGGAGCAAGATATATCGGTTGGGGATACATTAGCCTATACAAACAATGTAAATGCCAATGTAGATTTTAATGGCGAAAAATGCCATGTGATTAATGAGTTCTACGTTTTAGCTAAGATAGGATAAACCAAAAATAATACATGGGAGTAATAATCACAATGGCAATTGGCAAACCTGTTTGGGGTGAATTAGCTTTAAATCTTTGCCTTTCCATTAAAGCCAACAACCCTAATCAAAAGGTAATGCTGATTCATGACGATACAGCAGTTAGTAGCATCCAGCCAATTCTAAGCAATTGCTTCGATACCCTTTATACTATTGGGCATAGTTATAAATCATGCCATAACCTTGCCTTTAATCTTAAAACGCAGTTACACTCAATTGCCACAAAGGCTTGTGTTGATGAAACGAGGTTTCTTTATATTGATGCCGATTGCATATTTACCACAAGTGCTTATAATCATGATTGGTTTAAAGAATTAGATGGTCAAGGCTTTGCAGCATGGAACAATGGGTGTTATGATTTTGAATCTAAAGAGCGAGTAGGTAAAGGATATACATTTTGGTTTGATGTGGAGCGAATAGGCGAGAAGTCTGGTAAGATACCTCAATTCAACACATCGTTCATATATTTTGAGCGATTTGGAATAGCAAAGACTATTTTTCAGTTAGCGCAACAAGCAATGGAATCTTCTAATTATGGAGAAGTTCAGCTATACAAAGGCGCAACACCTGACGAGTACTGCTTTAATGTAGCTTGTTGGGAAGCGGATTTTATGCCTAAAGAAATCCCCTTTAAACCTATATTCTTTCAGTTTGCTAATGATTATCAAAACACATTCCACGTTCTACACAATTATAAGGTAATGGGATTTGCCGGAGAACACATCTTCTCAAAATGGTTTGTTCACCTATACAACGAATTATCTTACTACTATCGTGAATACTTTGGGTTAAGACCTTATGACTATAAGCCAAAAAAGAAGCTATTAGACACCGAAATAATCAAATTGGATGCAGTTGTAACGGAATTAGCTAAAGCAGGGCAATATCCAAACAGCGATGGAGGAATATTCAACCCTGATGGGAAAATTTACGATGGTAAATTGGTAACGGTTTACAGAAAAGAGCGCAATCTTGATGCTTACAAAAAAACATACACTCATAATACAGCCATTGCTTGTTTCAACAAAGATTTAGATGTGGAATCTTTGGCTAAGTATAGGGTAGAAGATTTTAGGCTATTTACCTATAAGGGAGATTTGTGGACTAATTTCTCATGCGTAGGCAAGGATAAGACTTGGATAAGCATAAGCAAAGCAACTCCTATCGAAACGACATTTATGGAAATAGATGAAGTTAAGCTACCGATTGAAACTAATAAAGTCGAAAAGAATTGGGTGTTTTTTGAGCATGATAATCATTTATTTTGCATTTATTCTTTACAGCCATACATTGTATTCTGCAAAGATTATAAACTTTGGTATTCTTTTGGAGGGTTAAAAGAAGTGGTTTTTGACTGGTTTCACAAAGGTCATACAATCTGCAATAGCACCAACCCTATTGACATTGGCGAGTTTTACCTTATGTTTTTCCATACCAAAGAATCGGGAACATACTTTCATGGGGCAGTTTTAATTGACAAGGCGACCTTAAATATAAGGCACTACACATCAAAGCCTATACACATTATTGATGAATGCGATGGATTGCATGATGATTTGATTTATGTTTCAGGCAGTGTGTATTTAGAAAGACAACAGATAATTAGATTGTACTTTGGCGCAGCCGATTCACATTCCATGTCAATAGATTTTAATAAATCTCAACTTGTTGAGGCAATTATAAATAACAAATGAGAATAGCAGGATTTGACGTACAGCCCATTTTGCTTCATATACAAGGCGATGAAAAATATGAAGAAAGATTCACAAGAAGCAAACAGCACTTGGAAGATAATGGCATAACCGATACAATATACGTTTCGGGGGCGAATGCAAAAGAGATGGGCATTATTGGCACGATGCCTTACGAGCATGATAAACCCGGTTCTGGTCACATGATAGGGCAAAAATATGTTGGCTCGTTTCTTTCTCAATACATGGTTTATAACATAATGAACTCGTTGCCAAATGAATACTATCTTTTTATGGAATGTGATATTTCGTTGCCTGAAAACTTTTTGAGAAAGTTAGAGTTTGAAATGTTTAATTTGCCAAGCGACTTTGACTTTCTATTTATTGAAAGTTGTTGCGCAATGGATAAGCCAAAAACTCACATTGGAGGGAATGTGCATAGGATTAAAAAAAGCAGAGGATACCCATGTATGTACCCTTTAGGTGGAGCGTGTTATATTGTATCTAAAAAATCTATACCACATATTATCAATACCCAAAGAGTAGCTTACGCCCCTGCCGACCTTTCATTAGGGATGCACAGCTTTTACGCAATGGATGTGTATGCTATCCTACCACGACTTGTAAATCAATTAGGAAACGAAAATCTACCATCATGATATTAGTAAAAGAAATGTTTGTTTTACAAAAACATTTTGACGATGAAATATGGAAGGAAGCCTTATTCACAAAAGAAGAAGCTGAATTGGAAATACTAATTGCAGAAAAAGAAAATCAAGGTGTTTACAAAATAATTCCATTAGAACAATATTTATCAGATTTAACATACTCATACTATTAACTATGAACCCACACTCTATTACCCAAGAATTTGAAAAGATGCTTGCCGAATACACAGGCGCACCTTATGTTCTAACTTTTGACAACGCTTCATCAGCAATTTATCTTGCTTTATGCTATGAAAATATCAAAGGCAAGGTTATTTCCATGCCCGAAAGGACATACCCAAGCGCAGCGTGCGAAGTCATAAACGCAGGTGGTGAGATAAATTTCAAAAAAGTTGACGGCACAACCTTAAAAGGGGCGTATCAATTTGAGCCTACAAGAGTTTGGGATTCCGCCCTATACTTCTCTGCCGATATGTACATACCAAACTCTATTATGTGTATATCGTTTACAGGGGCATATAAGACGTTTAAGTTGTCGAAGGGTGGCGCAATATTGCTTGATGACAAAGATGCCTACGAATGGCTAAAAAGAGCAAGAAATTCAGGGCGTGGTGAATGTAGCTACCATGTAGATAATTTCACGATGCTTGGCAAGAATAGCTACCTAATGCCCGAAATTGCAGCAAGGGGTATTTTGCTCATGCAACAATTTTACAACCTTGATGGTAGTAAGAAATACAACGCTCCGCAAGAACTGCCATATCCAAATCTTAGCCAATTTCCGATATACCACAGAAGAAGTACCGAACAACAAGAAATCGAGTATTTAAGATTAGCCATGCACGAATATTCAATAGGGAATCCTACAAAGGGCAATGAATATAAATTAATGGCTGATGCTTGTAGAGAAAAAAGAAATTTTGACCTATGAAACCATACATACTAATAATCGGTAGCGGAGGACACGCAGGAGTAGTAATTGATGCCATTGAAGAATGTGGCAAATTTCAGATAATCGGTCTAATAGACGACTTCTTGCAGCCTAATGATATTCGACATTCATATCCAATAGTAGGCACAATCAATGAAGCATCGGACTTCATGAAAGAAAACAATTGCAAATACTACTTTATCGCTATTGGTAAAAACCGATACAGAAAACAAGCCTTTGAGAAAATGAGCATTGGTCTTGTTTCTCCAACCATATTCCATCCATCTGCATCTGTTTCCAAATCAGCAAAAATAGGCAATGGCTGCTACATTGGAGCAAATGCAAGTGTAAATAGAAATTGTATCATAGGCGATTTTTCTATTGTCAATACCAACGCAAGCCTTGACCATGATTCTAACTTAGGGAACTTTTCAAGCCTTAACCCAAACTCGGCTACTGGAGGTAATGTGAAAATTGGAAATGATGTTACTATTGGAATGTCTGCAAGTATCAGAAATGGTATATCTATCGGTAACAACTCATTTATAAAAATGGGTGGTATAATTACAGAAGACGTAGAAAGCAATACGAAGATTTAGCTTTCCTTCTTTTTTGCTTTGGATATTCTTTGAGCAAAGAAAAACTCGTCTATCATTTCATCAATTCGCTCGTCATTTTTCTTTTTAAGTGCCGGGTATTTACAAGTCGTCACTCCATCTGAAATCGTTACCTGAAATCTGTTATTGATGTTTGTGATATTGACAACAATGCACATTACCCTTGACCCACATAAGACTTTTTCGATTCATGCTTATTAGGCTTCTTTTTAGCCCTTGATTTACCCCTCTTAGGTTTAGGTGTAAACTTATTGGTGTTTACCTGCTTTGCCATCTTACGGGGCTACATCTGTTTCCATAAATGCAAGAAGTATCGCATATCCGTTTGCTATTGTAGTTGCTCCGGTCAAAGATGTGATGTCATTTTCATTCCATGAGCAAAGTTCTTTATATGGAACTGCTGCACTTGTAATCTTTAAAATATTAGGTGTTTCAAGTAGAATAGAAAGCTGACTTTTAGGATATACTGCTTTATATCCTGTTGCGGTGTTTTCTAATTCAAGTGAAAAGTCTTTGTCTGTTACGTCCCAAGCCATAATTGTTTATTTTATATTGTAAAAGTAGGTAATTTTTAATTATTTCTTCGCTCTTTTTTCTTTTCAGCCTTTTCTTTTTGGCGCTCATCCATATTTGATTCCTTTAACCTTTCAAGGTTTTCTTTTGCGTACTTCCTTAATATCCTTGCTTTTACTTCTTTCTCTTCATCAGTCTTAGCATTAAAATACTCTTTTGCTTTTCGGCTAAATGATTGGTAGTATCCAGAGCGATTTAATCCATACTCATTTATGTAAGCCATAAAATCTTGAACTTCTTTGGAATTGTAAGCAGGGGTTTCTTTAAAAAAGCCTAAATCCGATATTCCAAACTTATTCTTGCTATTTTCTTTGCCTATGTCGGAAAGCTTTAATGCAGTTGAGCCATAATAAGAAAACTGCCCCTTAATAAAATGGTCTATTTTTCTTGCATCTATCCCAGATACCTCTTGCAATGCTTGACCCGCCCTTGATGCGGTTTCCGTATTTCTCATTGCTAAGTTTAAGTTGTTTTCAGCAGGTGGAACTATCGCTTTATCTCTAAATAAATCATAATTCATTATGTTTTCAGCAACAGCAGGCGCAATAGGTATTAATACGTTTTGGTCAATAGGTATAACACTTTTGCCAACACTACCTAAATATCCTTCAAACGCTTTTTCGTTTCCATAAAAGCCCATGCTCATAAGCCTATCTACAAAAGACCCTCCAAGACCTAATTCAAATGGCTTTGGTATAGATGCCCATTTATTTGTTCCTATCTTAAAGTTCCAAAATAAATCTTTTTGGTGTGATGGTAGCGCTTCGTATTCTTCTGCCGTTTCATCGTCTTTGTGGTTATACATCCATAATAACATTTGTGGCAATATTGTGTATGCGAGTAATTTTGCTGTAAATGCTTTCGGGTTTTCTTTCCCTGCTATTGCGCTTCTCCTTAACCCTTGAACCGCAGCGTTTGAGAATGGGATTACTTGATTAATCCATTTCATTTGATTGCCAATAAGCGCGAAGTCCATCAAATCCCTTGACTGATAAGCTGCATAGATAGATGCGTTATAATCATCCATCCCTTCATTTTTCGCTTTTTTAAAGGCAGCCCTATACTCTGCTACTCTATTTATAGATTCGGACTTAGAAAGCAAGTCCTTGTAAGATTGCCAACCTTTTTTGAAAGCATCACCATCAAGCAAAACAAACTTTTTGTTCTTTGATATATCGTGCATTGTTTGCTCCAAAAGTTCGTAATAATTTTCTTTTGAGTTTAGATAGTGACCTGCATTTAAACCTCCTGCAAAAGCTACATCGCTCACATCTTGCTTGTCGCCCGTAAGTTCTTTTACGCCACTACCCACCCTTGATTTAAGTATTCTTTCTTGAAAATCCCTAACAACGTTTCTTGCAGCAAATACTGGAAAGTGGGTAACTGTCCATCTAAGAGTTTTTGGGAATGCTGTAATTACAGGATGAAACTTAAACCCTTCTTCATTTAAACCTTTAATAGCATTGTAAATATCTTCTTGGAAAATCCAATGCTCTGGCTTCCCGTCTATAAAAATTGTAACAGAATTTTTATCACCTTGCTTTCCCTGAACGCCTATATCTGATAGTCTATTTGGCTCTCCATCGTGCATTTTTCTATTTCCAATAATCATGTTTCTAAAAGCAGCCAACACTTCATTTCTATCTGCTTCTTTCATTGATTTATTAAGCGAATCAAAAAGATTTAGATAAACATTATCAATTTCTTTTGACGACCCTTTCACCTTGTTTATTGGCTCGCCTTTGCTTCCTAATCTTCCGCCTTTTGTATTTAATTCAATTTCTCTACCCGGCTCTGTTTCCATTATCCTATTCATGGCTACATACTGCAAGTTGTTTTGCTTTATGTAATCATAGCCACCTATTAAATTTCCATCAGCATCTTCTATTTTTTGAGCAAGCCTTCCTTTTTCAACCATATACTTTAATATATCATCGGCAAATTCACGATACCTTTCGGCAGCTTCTTTTATCCTTGCGAGTTTATTTGGGTCGCCATTATTAAACTCATCTAATGCTTGTTGCGCTACATCTACATCCTTTATCATTCCGCCACCTGCTCCCGAAAGTCCACTTTCTCTACCAAGTTTTTTTGACAATTCAACAGTTCTTTCAGCAACCATGTAAGCCATAACATCTTCCATATCTTGCTTAATGGTAGTTTTATCTGTATTATCTAACGGCTCTAAAAGCCAATTAAGATTTTTTACTTTCCCATTATTATCCAATAGGACTTTATTTTGCCCATCGCGCATCCCATTCGCTAATACATCTTCAAACTTTGTATTTGCCCCTGCAAGAAGCCTTGCGCCTATTCTTGGGTCGTCTTTTGGCAAAACATTATCAACGCCTTTCTCATCCATTGCGAATTTAAAAGCCTTGTTAAATGCTTGTAGTGGGTCTAAGAAATTTTCTGCTAATCGGTCAACCCACGTCATATTAAACTCGCTATTTGTTTCTTTTGAGTTTAGTATTCTGCTTATTAAGCTATCGTTCTTTTTAGGCTCAAACCTTATATTGGCTTTTACTTTATCTACACTACTGCTACCCATAAATCTTCTAATGTCATTAGAAAATTCAGTTAGCGCTTTCTTGTATTCTTCGCTTACCTTAGTATTATATAGGTCGAATAATTCAGGCGCTTGAATTTTAGCCTCATTTGGATTTACAAGAAACGCCCTAACCCATTCAGCAAATCCTTCCATCATTTCATAAGCCTTTGGATTCGGGTGATTTTTTGGTGGCTTACTTCCAAACGGAGAAAACTTAGCAAGTTCCGCTTCTATTGTTGGTGTAGGATTTTGAACTACATCCTTTAATACACCAAATAAGTCATCTATTGAATGCCCTATTTCGTGAGCCGTTACGTCTAAATCCCCATTGTATTTTATCTTAACCGCGCTATTCCCCGAATTGTACGTTCCTGCGTATCCCCGTTCTGTTTTAGAGAAAAATAGCCTTTGCTTGATATTTTTAGTAACGTCAAATATTATTTCACTAATCTTTTTTTTGTTGCCACCTACTATTGGGTCTGTTACAATTCTGCCTGTTTGTGTGTTGGGCTTTGCCCCAGCAACGTCCTCATAAAACTTTTCTTTTGAACCCGCAATCCCAACATCGCCTTTTGGCTTTTTGTAAATTGTACCGTCTTTGCCTTTTATTCTTAATGTGCCGTTTTCTAACTCTTCTATAACTACACCTTTTGTTTCCATGCCAGCGTGTAGGAATACAGCATCTTTGCCTACTACTTCACCTTCTCCAGTTTCCTTGTCAAGTTGTTGCTTCTCGGCTTCGGCTCTTGGCTCGTTGGATTTTCCGTCTTTTTCTCCGTCTTGTTTTCGTGCTTCTTTAGCACTTTCAACTTCATCATTCTTCTTGCTTTCTGTTCTGCTGTCGGAACTGTTGTCTTTTTCATATAGTAGTTTTTTGTTTTCTAATTCCTTTTCTGCATCGCTTAACGAATTATAGTAATCATCGTATTCTTTTGCTTGTTTATCAATTTCTTCTTTTGTTAAAATACCCTCATTGATATTGTTCAATTCATTAGCTACCAATCCCAAGTCTTCATCTTCTATTTTAGATAAATCGTCTTGGTCTAATTCGTACCTTTCTGCCATTTCAGCTTCTTGTTGGGCAATTATCCTATCTTCTCTATTAGAAAATACTTTGCCGTTTACGCTCATGCTTTCTTTCAGATTTGTAGATAAATCTGATGGTGTGGTGTTTCGGTTTATTACATCAATAATCTCATCACGAATAGCACTATCTTCTAAATTGTCTCCGCCAAAATCATTCGCCCAATCTTCTTTAAATGTTTGAATCAAATCGTCCATTGTTGGCGCATCTGATGTGTGCATCCATATCCTTTTCCTCCATTCAGTAAGTCCCCTTATGCTTTCATCGTACCTACTTTTGCCTTTAAATCCAGTTTCATCGGTTAAGGACTTTGTTTGAATTTTACCACCACCTAAGAAATATTGCATGATAAGTTCGCGCATAGTAAGCGGTTCAGCTTTTAGCAACTCACTTCTTTCAAACTTATCTTGTGCTTTTGATTTAAGAACGGGCTTTACTTTTTTGTAAAGTTTATCATCCTCCAATATCCGTTGCTTTAATTCAGCATCGGTTATCTCACGAATCTTCTTTCCGTTAGCATCTATTTCGTAGGTCTTACAAGCCATTATTTACCCATTTCTTGTTCTATTAATAGTATTCCGCATGAATCGTCAGATACAAGTTCTAATCGCGTTAAAAGGTCGCCATATTCGCCAACGGTCTTACGCTGTACTTCCACATAGAACATCAAGTGCTGTAAGATTTCTGCATACTCTTGACCCTCTTCTTTAGCCATTTCTCTGTAATACTCCAATAAATCAAGTTCGGTTTCATAGGCAATATCCAATGCTTGTTTTAACGACTTGACTTTTTCTGTCATGCCCGGCACTTGCGGTATGCTAATCGTAACGCCCATGTCATTCAAAAAGTCTATGTGCTTTTCAAAATGAGATTGCTCTTCGGGAATTTCAGCAAGGAAAAACTTTTGCGCACCGAAATAACCTAACCCTTGCATTTGTGAAGCAAGGTGGCGATATGTTTGAGCGTGTAGCAATTCGTACTTACAAGCCTTTTCAAACTTCTGTACACAAGCGGAATCTAATAATGGCTTTTTCATTAACATTCAATTTTTAAGTTAGTTATTTTTTTCTCGTCTATGAGTTGGGTAATCCGTTGCTTCATGGCATCAAAGTTATCAATTATTTCTCTAACTCTTTCAGCTTTTTCGGGATTAGCTTTGGCGTAGTCTTCAAGGACTTTATCTTGCTTAGATGCGCCTTTGGTTTCTTCGTAGGTTTGGAATACCGATTTTTCTTTCGGTGGTTCTATATTTTCAACTTCTGCCTTTTCTGCAACTATGGGAGTTTCGGGTTTTACTATTTGAGATACATCAAACACAACGGCAATATCAGATAATTCGGTATCATTCCCTTTTTCATCAAAAGAAACTGAATCATATACGTTTTTAATTATAACACCATCGTGTCCTTCTTTTTTTGCTTGCTTTATAATTTTAGTCAATTCTATATTTTCCGCATAATCTTCATTTGCATCATAAACAAATGGATTTTTCATTTTTAATTTAACCTTAAATTGTTTGCCGATTTCAATGTAAGGCTCAAATTTTACACCTCTTTGCTGTAAATATTTTTGCAATTTTTCGACATATTTATTCCTGTCGGGATAAAAACCTTGCGAATCTTCTTTAATATCATCTATTATATCATTTACTATATCTTTCTTATTATAGCCTTCGTAATAAGACTTACTACGACCATGTAGTATTTTTTCAGAAAGCGAAATTAACTCTTCCGTTGTTAATTTATCTAATTGCTTTTCGGCTTCATTTATATTAGGATTGTCATATTTAGCTTGTTTACGATAACTTTCTGCTACATTTTTATTGTTTGAAAAAAATACTCCCTCTTTTGCTGATTCGGCATTAGTGTTCTTTCCAAGATTAGCCATGTCGAAATCTTCAAACTCAAAAGGCGTGCTATGATAAAAATCTATTTCCTTTCCTTTTTCATCTTTAACTATGGGAGTTTTGGGTGTTTGTTCTTTAGATAGTAGGGATTCTGCGGATTTAGCATTAACCATTTTTACCGTATTGTTTTTAGTAAAATGATTACTTAAACTTTGCTCTGTTGCATCTTCAACTATCTTGCCATTGATAATAGGGAAATACCCATTGTTCAAAAGCTCATAAGCTCTTCTCTCGCTTACTATTACGCTTCTGCCAATGTCGGATTTCTCTAATGTTTTTTTTGGAGATATTAAAAGTATGTTTGTGACGTAATTTTTATTGGCAATTCCGCTATCAGTAAACTCAACGCCTTCATAGCCTTGTTTTTTTAATTCGGAGTATAACTTCTTTACATTTTCTTCGCCTATGTAACTGTCTTCAAATCTTGGGTCAACTAATTCATGTATCATGTATTCATCAGGATAGCCCATATCCTCCAATATTCCCCTCGCTACTTCCTCTTTGGCTATTTTTGACAAGTCTAATTTTGCGATAGAAACATGACCTTCGTTACCCTTTGAATACGCAATAGCCTCCGATTCGGATTGTGTAACGAAAAAAGGTTCGTTTTCTGAAATAGAGTTTAAATCCGTAACACTTCCCCCATGATAAACCGTACTCTCTACCGAACCTAAAGCATCAGCTTCCTCCACTACTTCTGGCGCTACTTCATCAACTTTTACTTCGGTGTCTGCCTTTAGCTTTGATTCTATTTCATCTTTATTATTTTTATAGAACTGCAAGTCTTCTGCTTCTGTAAACTTTTCCCCCGATTTCATTCTGTTTACAAATGAATCAATATCGTTTTTTTCTTTTTTAGGTTTAGGCTGTTTTACAAATTCTTCTTTTGTTGCATCCCATTTCTTTACTTCTCCGTCAAAAGAAATATAAAGTTGCCCATCTTTTAATTCACTCGCATTCTTACCTCCGCTATCTACATACTTGTTTGGAAATGGTATAGGTACTTGCTTCCTCGCTTCGTTTAATTCAGCTTCGATAAACGGCTTCGCCATATCATCCGCTTCTTTCAGTTTCAATTCAAGCGCAGAAATATTAGCTACCTTATCCACCATATCCACATCATTCACTACTTCGGGTGGCAAATTGTTTATAGCATCAATTCTTGGTTGTATAGCTGATGCAAGTCTTTCTCCTTGTGCTGCATCTACCGCACCTTTCATTACTGCATCAGAAATAGCGCTTTTAATCGTTACGCCTTTATCCTCTTTTATGGAACTATCAATTAGCTTTTTAACTACTTTTATTTGAGATAGGGATGTCATTCCAACTCCCATTGCCAAAGTCAAAGCGCCAGTTTCTAATAGTTGTTTTTTGTAGTCTTCTGCTGTATAGTCTTGAACTCCCAAATAATCATCAGTTCCCATTTGAGTTAAAGTAGTCAGCATTTCGCCACCTACTTCTTTCCCCATATCAATACCAATTTCCCTTAATCCTTGCGCTGCTGTTTTTTCAGCCAATTCTTTTGCCATTTGCTTTGCTGCGCCCTCTCCTGCTTGTTTAGCCGTTTCTTTTACCGCACCTCTTAATAAACCTTTTGCTATATTGAAGTTTTTAGAAAACACGCCAAATGTAGGCATTGTGCTAAATGCTGATTCTGCTGCGCCATAGGCTGTCGCCCTTGCTATTTTTTGCCTATTAGTCAAGTCTAAATCATCGCTACCTGCAAATTCAGAACTTGCGCCTACTGCTGCTAGTGTACCTAATGATGGCACAAGTCCTGCGCCTTGCGTTGCTGCAATCGAAGCCATGTAAGCTAATGATTCGGCAAACATATTAGCAGTCATTGATGATGCGTTTCCTATGTTCCCATTTTTCACTTCATCTATAAATCCACCCTCATAGGCTCTAATTTTATCCCTTTCTTTGACAGCCATATCTTTCAATTTGTCCGCGCCAACTTCTGCCACAAACTCTGATGGGGATTTTTTCATGTCTTCAAATCCGGGTATTGTACGCATTAAATTTGCTGCATAGCTTTCTATACCTACTAATCCTGCTGCTAAATCCGTTGCTCCTGCCTTTAAGCTATTCCACGCATCGCCAACTCTTGTTCCCGCGTTTTTCTGTCTTTCAATTAAAAGGTTTAGTGATTCATCTTCTTTGGGTACAACAACTTCTGTTTGTCCGTTTTGCAACTTATCTACAAACTCGTCATCAAAAAGCATTTTATTGAGTTGGTCTGGTCTTACAGAAACTCCATCCACCTGATATTGCCCTGCTTGTGTTGCGCCCGTTGCACTTCTTGTTATATCGTTCAGGTCGCCCATCAAAGGCGCTTTGGGTAGGTTTATAGCAGCGTGCGTTCCTCTATCTCTCATTTCCTGCTGATTAGCAATAGGAACTTTAGATGTTTGAACAGCCATATCCTGCAAGTCGCTCATTAAGGGAGCTTTGCCAAAATTGTCAATTTCCCTTTCTTTGGAAATGGCTATATCTGTTTGTGGCTGATTAGTCGCTTTTGTGCCACTCGTTTCGGTAGGCTGCAATTGCTGCCCTACACCCTGCATGGCACGCCCTAATAAATTTGCGCCACCATCTGCCGTTTGGGATTCTGATGGTGTAGTAGGCGCTTTTGCTTGACTTTTTTTTTTAATAAAATCAGTAGTGAATGATTCGATGTCTGTATCGCTTGCGCCCGCATCAATCATTTCAGATAAAAAAGAGTTCAACTCCTTATCGTCTTGCTCGCTTAGTTTTATTTGTTCGTTTGCCATATTAAGGTAGTGGTGGCAAGTTTGCCTTTTTTCTAATTGCGTTTATTTTAGCTTTTTTCTCTGCATCTGCTTGGCTTGTTCCCGTATTTGCTTTTGGCGCTGCTTGTGTTGCGCCCTTGTTTATCGTTGGCGCTGCTGTGCCTTTTGCCGTTTGCGGAGTGTTGCCTTGATAAGCATCTCTTTTTTTCCAAAAATCAGCATAATTTAGCTTGTACTTATTTGCTGTTGCTATGTTATCAACTACGCCTTGTGTTAATGGCTTCCATACAGTAGGCGATTGTAATGCTTCACTTGGTATCGCATCAGGAGCATATCCTGAATTTACGACTGATTCCGTTGAAGCGTAATATGGCTTGTAAATTGTTTGTCCATTCTTATCTGTACCATCAGGCAAATACCTTACACCCAATACTACATTTTTGTAGTTCTTTACTTCTTTTTTAGGTGTGCCATTATCATTCATCAAAGGTATTCCATTTTGAAACACTGGTTGTTCTACGCCTGCTGTTCCCATAAATGTACCATCAAGAGCATTTGATTCATAACCTTTAACCAAAGGCGACATTGGCATATTCACATTTGGTAGCATTGTAGGAATAACGCCACCAATTTTACTCAAATCTCCATTTAGGGTATTTACCAACTGCTGGTATTTATACTCATCTTCCTCATGCTGAATATCATATCCTGCGCGTTTTAATGCAATACCTCTATTCAACTTGTCTTGACCGCTTTCAGCAAGCTCCCTTAGCGTTTCTTCTTCTCCACTTTTGTATGCTTTCGCTTGGTCACGCGCAAACAATTTCATAGGACTTACTTGTGGCATATCGGGATTCTGCGCTGCTTGTGCGTTATACTTGTCCGCAAGTACTTGGTATCTTGATACTTCTTCGGGCGCAATTCTATTGTAAGCATCCTCTACACTTGGCTTTAATTTAGGACTTGAAAGCATCATGTCTGCTGCATTTTCTAAGTCTTGTGGATTGTACCCCTTTTTTATTACTTGGAAATATCTGCCATTTATTAGTCTTGTATCTCCAATGCTTGTTTCTTTTGATGGCTTAACTTCTTTTGTGGCTTCTCTGATAGCTTCCATTATATCAGGCGTGGCTGAATGTAGCAATTGAACGCCAACCCTTTTGTTTCTTGCTGTTGGGTCAAGCCATAGTTTAGACGCTTCGTTGTATTTTTCTTGGTTATATTTTGATGGGTTATCCAACAACTCTTTTTGCGCTGCTGCCCATAATTTCTTTTGCTCTGCCGATTGTTCGGCTTCAAGTTTTAACGCAGCCTTTCTGCCCTCTAATTGATTAAGCCTTTTTGCTGCATCAAGCGAAGTAAGGTCGCCATTGAAATCACTCATTATTTTTCCATACTCATCAACAAGTCCTTTGGTTTGCTCTTGAAAATACGGAACGTCAGGGTCAAATACTCCTTTTGTGTCAAGGTTTATACCATCAATAGCAGATAACTCTTTTGCTACTTGCTCTTTTCTTTTTGCAGCCTCTTGTTCGCCTCTTAATCTTGCATTGTTTTGTAGCGCTTGGAAAAGCATTTGCGCACCCGTATTGTCGGGTTTGTCAAATATAACAGCGCCAACACCATTTCCTGTGCCACCTGTTTCACCTCCTAAATATCCTGCTTGTCCGCTTACTATTTGTGCCATTGATTATGTTTTATCCTCCACCATTAGGGTTAAATGACATACCATAAGTTCCGCCTACTGTATTATTTGGAACATTATATGTTTGAATTTGTGATTGTTGAGTTGGCATTACATAAGACTGCGGTTGCGCAACAATAGGTCTGCTTGTTGGCGCTTGTGTTGGTTGTGATGCTTGTGATGAATTAGGCATTGCACTTCCTGCATACATCGCTGCGCCTTGCATAGTTGCATTTGCAACTACATCATGAGCGCCCATTTTATTTGCCATAGCTGCTTTATCCAAAGCGCTTGCTTCTGCTAATATCAATTCTTTCTTGCGCTGTCTTTCTAACTCCAAATCTCTTTGTTTGTCGCCAATCATAGTCGTAGTCGCATACAATTGATTTAGCTTGTTTTGGCGCATTTCGCTATCTCTTAAAGACAATTCATTTCTCGCATCAAGGCTTTTTGTATAAGCGCCCGATAATGCAGCCAATGAAGCGCCTCCGCTACTTCCTAATGCAGCAGCATCACGATTCATATTCGCTACTGAATTATCTATATTCTGCTCATATCGGCTAATATTATTTAAGCCAAAATTAGACCCTATTTGTTGCGCATCACGAACTTGTTGATATTCAGGTCTTAATTGTTCTTTCGGAACGTATTTAGCGGTATTCCTTAATTCGCCCGCCTTTCTTGCTTGCTCTTTTGCACCTTTCATTCGCATTGCGCCTTGCACAATACCTGCAACAGTAGTAACGGTTGCACCAATGCCACCTGCCATATTCGCCCCCATTGCGCCTCCCATTCCTGCCATAATCTAATTTTTAATTGTTACAAAAATAATAAATTATCTTATCAATATGCCTTACTTTCAATATATTCTGCTACTAATGCCTTTAATGTAAATTCATCAGTATAGTCGTTTTCAAATTCTACTGTCAATGTCGTGCTTCGTAGCATCCTGCCATTTAAAATACGACTATTTACCGGAACTGTTACATCGCTCAAATCTCTCTTGAACGGATTCGACCAATGCTCTTCCTTTTTCACAAATGTTTGCGCTAATCTACTAAACTGATTATAGTCATTAGTTATTGATGGTGCGCTCCAATTGCTTTTTTGGTCTGTTTGAAACTGCTCTAATTTAGCAACTTCCCATACCTTTTTCTCTGATGTATTCTCGCCCGAAAAGACTGGCGTTATCTTACTATTGTGTTGAGCATCGTAGAAATTGTTTCTTACTTCATTTACATCATGCAACCATACTTCTCCGTTTAAGAATGATGCAAATTTCATTCCTACTATACCATAGTTTTCAGGTTTGAATGAGTAGAAAGTTATCCACTTATTCTTTTCTTCGCTCCATGAAATAGTTTCCGATTCGCCACGATACTTTATACTCGGATTACTTAATGTGAACTTTGAACTAAAGCCCTCAACAATAGGTGCTTCAACAATAACCTTATTGCCGTCTATTAATTTAATCGCTGTTCTGTAAGTTATTGTGCTTTGTGTTTGTGTGCTATAAAAAGAAACATCTATTGTTTCTCCAATTTGCAACGCAGGTAATTCATCGAACAAAATAGCTATATCAATACCCTCAAATGTAACGCTTTCCCCTGCCAAGAATACCGATTTGGTAATAGTAATAATGTATTCGCTGTAATACCTATCCATCCCTCCAAAAATATCAAATACGCCATCTTTTAAGGCGTCTTTAAAATAAGACCTATTGTTTATAGCCGATATTTCAGTTGTGCCATTTTCAGCGTGTCGCCAAACTAACCCCCTATAAGCATCTACTCCGTAAACATTATTGTCTTGAACTATTACACTTTCTCCGTTCTGTGTTCCGTAATCTTTTTCTGTTGCTCTGTCAGTTCCTAAAAATTCATCGGCAATAGAAACCACGCCCGTATCCGATGCTGCTTCCGATAGTATTCTCCTGCCTATGTAATTAGAAACCAGCTTGTTATGGCATACGCTGTAAAGCGTTTCTCCGATGTGTATTAACCTCTCTACCAACCCATAAGTCCTATCTAATTCCTTTGAGTTTAAGGATTCAAAATTGCTCAATCCGTTTACTTGCGTATCGGGAATAAACACATTAGATACGACATGAAGTGTCGGTCTGAATTGTCTTACAAAATCTCTGTTTATTGTACCTATTCTACCAATATCGCTATCTTTTGATTCATAGAAATCTGATATTGATGAACTCTCGAATATGTAGCTAAATGTTCCTGTAAATTGCGTATCTACATCATTTACTAATATCGTTCTTGGATTCCAATAAGTATCTCCATTAGTAAACGGAGCGCTCGTTACGCTATAATCGTTTGAATTGCTATCGGGCGCTGTGCAAGGGTAACATTCGCCTACTTCGTAGAATATCTGTCCCTTTTCATCTTCTAAATTTCTTCTGCTGAATACCTCGAATTGCGTTCCCGCTTTTATCTCTGGCGCACCAATATCGTTTTTGACAATAAGATAGCTGCCCGTTGTTTGGAAAGAAACGACTTCGTATTCAAACAATCCCTCATAATAAGTGCCATCTTGTTTTCTGATTAATCTTATTTTATCTCCGGCTTGAAATTCATAAAACAAATTTGAATCGGGATATATCCTTTTGTATTGAGCAAGGTTGCTAATATCCAACATAATATTAGTTGCATCACCATTTGAATAAGATGTAACTATTTCAGGGTTATCCTCGTCTTGGAATGTTTTAGATATGTACTTAACTGAATTGGTTATCCATGACAAATACGAAAGATAGTTGTTATCTCTTGTTCTCATCCATTGATAGGTGTAAGCCCATTCAGGAGGTTTGCCAAGTAGCTCCCAATTCAACGTAACTTTTCCGTTCTTGTATGTGTTTGGCGTTAAGTATTGGTCGGGCAAAACAGCATTTAAGTCCTCTGTAATAAAAGGTATGTAAATGTTTAAGTTTGGCGCTGAAACAACGGAACACAAACGACCTCCGTAGTCATAATATCGTAATGCGTAAATATAGTTTCCACCCCTCTTATGGTCTTTGCCATACAAGTCATTCTGTATTGAAATTGTTGTAGGGTTTAGCGTTGCCGTAAATGGCTGGCTGATTGTATAAGTTGTACCTATCCCTATTATAGCATTATTGAAATTATTATTGCTGAATGTAGCCGTAAAGCCATTAAGAATATAAATTACCGAATCATCTCTTTGTTGATATGGTTGAGATAGTGAATTTGCATAAATAGGTATAGTCCAATCTCCATCATTATCAGACAATCCCACTCTACCCGTTCCCGTAAATACTACATTCACACCTGCCCAACCATCGCCATTTGTGTCGGCAACTTGACCATTTATAAATGTCTTTAATTGCGATGAAGATAATGGTAGAACGCATGGCATTAAAAACTGCTTATAAGAGTATTGGTTGCATCCAACCCACCCACCATCAAATGCTGTTATAGTGTATGGCGTTAGTCCTCCTGTGAAAATATCATTCAAAACGCTATCCGATTGATATGTTACGAGGCTATTTATAAGTATTTCATTTCCATTTACATCAAATCCTCTTGCGTATCTTGTACTTATCCTAAGATTTGTGATTGTATATGTAAACGCCAATGTTGGAGTACTTGCAAGTCCTTGATAAAGCCAATTTACTAGCCGCCAATCATCTCTCCTTGTAAATACAAAATACCCATTATGGTCTGTTGGTACAAAATTGCAAGCAGGCCTTATATCCATACCATCAAAGTAAGGAAACTGAATATATGGTATGGCATCTTTTGCTACTGTAATACCAAGAGCATTCTTTAAGTCGCATTGCAAAGCAATTCCGACCCATTGCTTTTCCATTGCTATTGCTGTTTTTAAATCAGCATCAGTATATTTGCCATCATTGTCAACCAAATAGCCTGAAACACCAATGCTGTGCCTATACCCGCTATAATTCAAATCGCTTTGGTCGAATTGAGCGCCTTTTCTGAATTGATAGCAACTTGTTTGGTCTTCTATAAAAAACTCCCCTGCGTAAACGTTTCCGTTGTTTACAGTAACAACTAACTCAAATGTATTGTTTCTTATTGTGCCACCTGAATCTTTTACTGCAATTACATTTGTAGATGTCTTTTGAATCGCCCTTCTGTTATTCAAATTGTACATTTGCCCCTTGCCCAATTTATCTGTGGTTTCACCCGGATTAGGGAATGAACACCAATGCGATGCAAGGCGTAAAACATAAGTTCCATTTGGAACATCTGAAATAGTAAGCAAAGAATATACGTCAGAACCATTGTCTGTCATCACCTTTACTAAACCGCTATTTACATTTGGTACTTTATATGATGGATAAGCAAGATAGCTTTTATCTACAAGCATATCCTGCCCATCAAACGCACCGCTATTACCCAATAAAGATGGAGTAAATGGAGATGTGAATACTTGCTTTGAAACAGAAACAAAGTCTGTGCCAGCTAAATAGCCAACAAAGCCTCCTTCTGGAAGCCATTGCTCGTATTGTTGCCCTTGCTCGGTGTTAAATGTTGAATTTCCATATGCGTTTTGATTTACTTGGGTAGGCAACCCTCCCCAAACAGGAATATCAAAAACGCCTTCTTGTGAAGGAAATTTTACTATCGCTCCTTTTATTTGCCTAATATCCAATAAATTTAATGCAGCATTGCCATTGTAACTTGGATTTACTATTCTGATTTTTGCTGTTATTTCAAATTTAGGCTCAAATCCGTCCGAAAATTCTTGCGTAATCTTAGCATCCAAACATTCAGGCGCATCATAGTTTTGCGTAATACCCGCCATTACCAATCTGTTTTTCACATACTTTTGGCTTTGGTTTTTTATAGGCACATCATCATATAGCTTTGCCGCAAGTGCTGTATCTACTCCTTTGCTATTTACATCATTGTAAAACTTGTAATGAAAATAAGGCAACCCATTTCGTACATCATAATATTCGCATGGGTCTAAATCTGCTATTTGTTGCCATTTGCCATCGTTTCTTTCTAATGCAAACACCCTAATCCATTTTATAAGCGTCCAATTTCTTGGGTCTTCTAAATCAGGATTATTAAAATCTACATCAATATAGTTAAGCGAATTTGCTTGTGCCGAATTTACCGATACATTTCCTCCCGCTATTTGGCTTATAGGCGACAATGCGCTTTTCTCATTATCGTCATAAACGTATTGTAGTCGAAACTGAAATACCCTATTTCTTACATAGTTAAACTTTCGGCTTGTATCTTTTCGGTATATAGCCGTAGGATTGAAAGTAGGGGGGTATTTAACGATGTTTATATATCTATCGGTAAATACTTCGCCATAATAGTTTTCGGGGTTTGTTACGCCATTTAAGCCCGTTAAAAGGACTTCTGTAATATCAGTTCCTATTTCAGTTATTTCTAACTTGCATTTACACGCTTCAAACTTAAACTTCGTAGAAAGTCCTTGATTCAATAATACCTCAATTTGCTTTACTGCTAAAGAAGCATCATCAAATGATTGTATTGAAAAATTAAATGTCTTGCCTATTCCGTTTTCTTTGTAGGTGAAGTTCAAGTTTCCTCCCGATGTAAACGGATTTGTTTTTGGATAGTGAACAACCCATGTTTTATGCTTGTCAACCAATCCGGCTTTCTCAATATTTAGCTTTCTTGGCTGTACGTTATCTGTCCAATACAATAATTTGCCGTTTACTAAGTCAACGGATGTGATTTTTGTCCATTGCGTCCAACCCATAGACATTAAACAAATCTGATGTATTTCCCCATAAGGGTTATTGGCATCTATTTTGTTTGGAAAGTATCGAAATATTTGGTCGTTAAATTGGCTGTTCTGAACAAAATAAATGATGCTGTCGCTTTGTTTATCTTCAAATGCTCCAATACACCTATTCCTACCTGTTGGCGCTGTTCCCGAATAAGAATAAATAGTCTTTACAACTTTTTTGTTCCCTTTTACATTTGTAGTTCCACCAAGTTTTTTGATATAGGATATTCCATTACGGATATTTAAAGCATAGCGATAATCTTTGAAATCAATCAATCTGTTTTCGCTATCTGAATCTAATCCGCCTACTGGTAGGTTTAATATCCTTTGTCTTGCCATTATCGTTTAACTCCTTGATGAATATTTTTTCTCATTAAATACAACCATTCGCTTTGCGTCAAGGCATTATCTCTTAATACCATTGACATTGCAGCATTTTGGAAACTTTGCTTATGCTCATTTACCATTTGTCTATCTACTTGGTTTGTAGAAAATTTACATCTTTGATAATGTACCCAAGATGATAACGCTTCTATTGCGCCATCTTGAACAAATGCTGTTCCGTCATCTGCAATTCCGCTACTTCTGTATTCCAAAAGTATCTTATCTACATCAATGTAGCTGTCAAATACTATCCTTCCGCTTCCTATATCAATACGATAACCACCCCCATAGTATCCCGAACCCGCTCCATAAACACCTGCGGTATAAACGCCATTATTTACTCTCGAATCCATGTAAGTCCACGCTACATTAGCATTAAGACCCAATCCCATATCGGTTAATTCCGATGTGTTTAGCCTTGATGAAATTCCTTGTATATCAGCTTCTATTACTGATGAATCACAAGGGCATTTTTCTTCTCCTGCTAAACAAATATCTTTGTTCAAATCAAAATTCATTACATACCCATTGATACAAAGCCCTATTTTTAGGTAGTCTATGTAATCAGTTGGTAGCGGTGCGCTATTAGTATTCTTGTCAATTTCCAAATAAACAGTCTTAACTGTTGGCATCACACTATGTAAGTTCAATTTACGATAGCCGTCTATTGCCCATTTTAGAAAACGGATATAATGCTTCTCGTCTGAAACATTCAAATCGGTCATTACCGATGCTACTATGTATGCTAAAGTTTTCAAATCTCTTTTATGTCTATATTGTAAAACGCTTTCATGAGTTTACATTTAATCCTATAAGCAGGTAATTTTCTTGTCATTTCAGATTTTACATCTTCTACAACTTCTTTGCCATTCTTATTATAGGTAAAGTCTGCTATGTACGAACATATTTTTACGTCATTGTGCGCGAACTTAAATGTTACTTGCTCATGCAATTCACTTATTTCGTCACGCGCTTCCATTTGTTTCAACTCTAAGTATCTATTCTTTTCCTTAGTAGAATCAAACTTCTTGCCATCAGCAACGGATTTTACATTTCCGTACTTTGCCTTTTTCACCATTTCAGGATTAGCTTTGCCTACTGACAAATACTCTCTATACTGATTTGGCGACCATACCTCCCCATGATTAGTTAGACACATTGTTTGAGTTTTTATCTTCTGGTGTAATTTTTTGCTCTCTCAATACCTGCATAATAAGGTTAATCAAATCACCCTCTATTACGCTTGGAATCGCCAATTGTTCGCTGTCTGATACTCCCGAAATAGTTGGCACATACTTCACTAAAACATGAGTATATACGCCATCAGGGATATTCACAAACCATATTCTGTTTTGCTCTAATCTGTATCCTATTCTACCGCCTAATCCGCCTACTTCTAAATTACTTATAATGGCTTGTTGACCATTCTTTATTGCTACAAATGTTGTAGTTTCATCTTGAATATCTCCGATTTGGCGAATTGTTGAATAACCGGGAAAGGTCAATGCAGGTGTAGGTATATCAGCGTATCTTTGTTTTCTTCGTGAATTGTATTTTAATTCAGATTCTTTAACTGTTATGAAGTTTTCGAGTGCTTCATCTATGCCAAATCCGTATGTTTTAGCGTAGTTGTCAATTAATTGCGGCATAATCCTATCGGCAACAAACCAAACCAATCTTCGGTCAAGTTTTTTGTCTTGGGAGTTATAACCCATAAGTAAAATAATACCGTCTGCTAATTCTACTCTTGTCATATCTACTGACCCGCCATCTGACGAGTTGTTGCAAAGTTAATCAAATCTCCGTCTTTTAAATTAATTCCGAAATATTTTGCTACAATAATTGCAAAATCATTGTGCATAATATCAGGATATTCCAAATCCACAGAGCCAATCGGGTTAAATATATTCTCATCGTTTGGCGTAATTGTGTAATTCCTAAATGGTTTATTTGGCTTTCTAACATAAGTTAGTTTTATTGTATCGATATCCTTTGGAAACACTTTAATTCCTTGTTGATAAAAAGCGCATATTGGAAAGTCTAATGTAGGGGGTACAATCGTATTGCTTGTCCTTATCGCTAACTCTCCATCCGTTACTGCTTCTATAAAATTATCTTGCACAATAGGCTCTGCATTGCATCCATCTCCCGCTTCTACATAAATGTATCTGATAGATGAAAATGCCACATAGTTTGCAGGTATAGTAAAAAAGCCTTGCGAATTTTTATTAACATCAGCTTCTAAAATAAACCTTTGTACATCATCGGTTATTGTTTGGCTTACTTGGTATGATTGTGGCGCTGTTGGTTGCCCTACTTGATATAGTTCGGGTAACCCTAATTTTATCTTCAATGGCTCTAAATACAAGGCATCTAAGCATAAGTTAAACTCATCGGGACTAATCGCACCCGATTGCTGCTTATTGCTCATGAAATTAATCCATTGATATAATGCGTCTATTGTCATTTATTATGCTGTTCTTGTGTAGTCAATACTAATTTGAGCATTTCCGCCATCGCTGCCCGATGCTGCAAATGTCAATACATCGCCCGCAACAAAGGTGTTGTTAGCTGTTGGAGTTGATGTTTCTGCCGTTCCAATTACATCTCCCGATGTGAATGTAATTTCTCCATCAGTCATTGTAGTTCCTGCATTATTCTTTGGTGTGATTACGCCATCCCCCGTTCCAATTGTTCCGCCAACGCAAGCATATATTCCCGTAATAGTTCCTGTAAAATTCACCCTTATTTTAAATGGTCTATCGCCTGCGCCAAATACAACACCCGCATACAATGTTCCTGTTATCGCTCCAACACTTGCCGTTCCCGAACTATACTTTAAAAATCCCGTTGCACTTGAATTATCTATTCCCGTTCCACCTAAAGCTGGAGTTAATTGTGCTGCTGATGAAAGATTGCCACTGCCATCATTTACGATAACGTGGTTAGCTGAACCTGCAAGAATTTTAGTCCTTGCTATGCTTCCTACCAACATTGTGTTTGTAACCTTTGCTGAACCGATAGCTGTTACACCCGTATTCGATATTGTTACATCTCCTGTTGGCGTAACTGCTGTTGGAACACCGCTTCCATTACCTACTATAATTTGCGCGCTTGTAAGTCCGCCTAATTTATCCAAATCCACCGAGCCGTCAATTAATACTTGACCATCTACCGTGCTTGCTATTTGTGGTATGCTTTCGTTGTAATATGTTAGTCCGTTATATACAACAAACTTATAAATGCAATAGTCGCTCAATAGTTGTGCTGCGCTTACAAAATATCCGAAAAGGCTTACGTTGTACGAGTTCAAGTCAACAGTTGACAATTTCAACCCTATTTCTATAACTGTCCCATCCGCAGGTTGGCTATCCCATCCTACTATTAAATCGTTTGTAAGCGAGAATGTTGCGTCTGTATAAAGACCTATAAAGTCGGGGAAAGGCAATATCGTGGGGTCAATGTTTATTGTACCACCAATGTTCGTTACCTCATAGTTTATTGCGTTTTGTGCCATTGTCTTCTATATTTTTTTGTAATGAATAACTTGGAATAATTCACAGGTTATCGGATAACCCCCTGCGTCATTTGCGTACACTTGTACGTTAATGGTATTTGCCCATGTAGGCGTATAGGAGCTTTGTGATGTAATAAATCCAGAATTTGCTGTACCCGAAAAATTAGAAACATAAGCAACGCCCCACGCTTTTGCGCCCGTTGCGCCCGTTCTTGTAATGCTTGCTTCTAATATAACCGTCTTGGTGTTTCCTTGCATTAGCGATGCCAAAATTGGCACTCCATCAAAATATACATAAGCCAATTTGAATAGATTATCAGAATCGGGAACTGTAAACCTTGCCTTGATTTGCAAAATATCATCATTTGCCATTTTCGCTGCTGGTAAAACATAGGTTTTTAGCAACTCTAAGGCATTTGTAGATGTAGTAGAATCCGTTACTGAATTATACAATACCGCAGCGCCATCTTGACCCGCAGCGCCATCTGCTCCTTTGATATTAAATGACAATACCCAAACTCCCGATGTTTTCAAGTAAACATCTCCATTGTCGCTATCCAAGTACGAATCTCCATTTACGCCATCTGCATTTGACGGAACTCCGCTTCCTTGTATAAAAGATAGTCCATTCAAACCTACTATTGTTGAAAAGTCGTAAAGGGTAGTCCACCCTCCGCCCGGATACCTTGATTGAAACAAATCGCTTTCTACCCTAAATTCAGGTGTCAATCCGTTTTGCCCATCTGCTCCATTAATTACCGATGTTGGAACTACTGGCGAATTTTCATCTTTGCAGCAATCACAATTAGGGTCTGCGCCCGTCCAATCGTAAAAATCATTTACATATTGCGCCACCCTTGTTTCATCGCTGCATAATCGCGCTTGTTTTGCCATATTATAGGCAAATGTGCCTTTAAGCAATGCTGATTGTATTTGATTAGCCTTTGCGCTATTGATGCCTAAATTGTATTTAAAATCGGTGTATAGCTTCTTTAAAGAGCAATAAAGATTACAAAGCAAATCATCGCAAATTACTGTTTGTTCTGTATTTGTACTTAGCCTTGTAATTATAGTGCAATCGCCTTTTACCAAAGTAACAATTACTGAAAGTGTTATTTGGTATGTTCCCGTCCATAATTGATTGTCAGGCGCACCAAGAAGTATTGTTTCTGCATCTGCTGATACAGAGTTTTGATTACTTGCTATTGGAGGGTAAACAATATGCGTTCTTTCAATTTCTGTTACCGAATATCCATTTGCGCATCCATTAAAGCAGTAGTTGCTTGTATCTACCGATTTGTATGTTGCTGTTGCGCAATCCCACGTTTCTGTTAAAGCCAATGTAGGGTTTACATCTTTTGGCAAATCAAACAAAAATGTTTTTTCTGTATTGATTAGCGTATATGGGTTCAATTGAGTATAAGTGCAAGTTAAGGTAAAAGGCGTATTATTAGTTGAAGCCGTAAACAATACGCTTTCATCTAAAAAAGATTGTACAATATCTTGACTCCAATCGCTTGACGGATTTGCTGCTCTATACGTTTGTATTTCGCCTACAAGTCCAACCGCAGCCATTTCTAAATCATCGCCAAGTTGAATTGTATATGATATGCTTACTCCTGAATAAGTAGCTGTCCATACATCACCTACCGCAATAGTCCCCGATAGTGTACTTGTAGTGATTTGCTTTTGAGATACACCCGCGTTTTGAGTTATAGATGTATTTATTTGCCCACTTGACCCTTGTATTACCCGTACCTTAAAAATATATTGATAAGCCCCGTTTATAGGGTTGTTTGTTCCTGTGAATGTTGGCAATGTAAAATCATTTGCCGTTGAACTTGTTAGCGTCATATCAGGTGAGCTAAAGTCGTTAGTTGCAAAACCTGCGTTTTCATAAGGCACTCCACCAATAGGGGAAATTACCTTGCAGATTATATCAACTGTGTCGCCATTTGAAGCTAAAATGCCTAATGCTGTCCAATCCGTAATATCCTCATAAATACTTATGTTTATTGGAGATGTTAGATTGTAAATATCAAACAGATTGCTTACTCTTAAAGCGTTGTTTACTTGTTGAACGGTTGCCATTCCTTGTTATATTAAAAAAGCCGTTGCCATTTACTGACAACGGCTCTATTTGTTATTAAAAGTTGTTTTTAATTTTTCGCATCAACTTCTTTTTTTATCTCTGCAAATACTCCCGTATCGTCTTTGAATTTTAAGAAATTAATCAAAACCTCTACCGCCTCTTTATCATCTTTGCCATTTGGTATCTTGCAAATCAATGGCTGATTGTAAGACTTTTGCGTAGTTCCCCACACATAGCCTTTTGCATTTCTTACGATAACACCATGCTTAATTGCATCGCTTATCAATACTCTCACATCGGCAAGACCATCTTCAAAAATTGCAAAGAAGTCTTGTGGTCTTTCCATTGCCAACTTCTGCAATACCGCTCTCATGTGAGCGTAATCTTCATTAGCAACTGCCAATTCTGCATCTTGGTATCCTCCGGCTCTGTATAGCTTACAAAGTTTTGCTTCGTCAACTTTTGAATCGTCTGTGATAATTGACATAGCTTTCGCTACCAATTGTCCTCTTTCAAGTTCTTTTTTGTTTTCAGTAGCAAAGTTCTTGATTCTGAAAATAGGCTTTAGTTCGTGGTCATACTTGCCTTTGTACATTGGATTATCGGCACAATACTTCGAGTTTATCAAAGCGTAGATTAATTCAGCATCCTTTTCTCTGTCCTTGATAATTTCTCCTTTTATAGAGAATACTTCGGGCTGAAATGATGGGTTTACATGACCATTTACAAAAGGCACTTGATTTTCAGAGTAGATTATTTCTACCGAAACGCCCGTATTTGGATTTGTAATGTGGTATCTCATTGGAATACCAAACGTTGAATTAGCTGGCTTGAAACCGCTTGGCGTTAGCCTCCTGCCTTTGTACTGATTAACCAACTCAAACACCACCTTTTTAGGTAGGTTGCTTGGCAATTCTGCTTGTTTTTTTAATCCGTCAACTAAGAGCATATATTTGTTTATTTGATTACTTACTATGAAAAGGACACCCCTTTTATTGAGGTGTCCTTTTGTTTTAGGATATTAGAAAGGATTTACCAAAGCCCATCTTTCTGGGATGAAGTACTCTCCACCAACATCAGATAGCAAGTGGTATGTCTGCTCATCCAAGTTGTTAGTTTGGTTTGGCGCATTCGCTCCCGTTCTGCTCAATCTGATATACTCCTTAGAGTTGTTTCTTGGCAAGTATCTCATCTTGATTAGAGATGTAGGTTTAGCTAGTCCGCTTCCATTTACTTTCTCCTTGTCAATTGGGATACATACTCCTAAGAAGTCTGTTCCTACCGGATTTCCTACTGAATTTGTAACGTTCAATGTAGGGTCAGAGAATTGAGGAATTGAAGTAAAGTGGAAAGTTCTTGTATTTGACTTGTATGAATTTACGTTGAACTCTACTTGGCTACCATCTGTTTGTGCCATGTTACCCGACAACAATGAATTGAAACTTGACCCTGCATCTTTATTCAAGTATGACATAGAGTTGCTTGCCAATGTGTTGTTAAGCGCATCGTTTGTATCTCTTGCAAGTCCAAGACCTTGTGCAAAGATATACTGCTTGTTACAGAAGTACTTATCCAAGAACGCTTCGATTTGACGGAACGTAGATGGAGTGAAAGAACCCGGAGTGTAAGGCAATACATAAGCACCAGAAGTCATTAACCAATCAATCAAACCTTGCATAGAACCTCTTTGTCCTGTTGGAACTACCGAAGTGTTAGTTGTTGGAGATTCAAACCACATAGCCTTAGATATGTTCATCCAGTGGTCGTAAGTAGCGTTGAAAATGTTTCTTGAAAACGCTCTTGCATCTTCTCCTGTATTGTACTTGTCATACCATTTACGGATAGCTTCTGCTGTACCTGTGATAGAAGTAGTTGTAGAGATTATTTGCAATGGGAAAGAGAATTTCTCTGGCGCACGATACGCTGATTTTCTTTCACCATTCACCTCATTCTGTCTGTTTGAGATAATTGCGATTTGCTCTCCTGCTGCTACTGCCGGGATAACCGATGTTGCATATCTTGGCGCGATAGTTAATACTGGCGCTGATGGAGTTGTTACGTCTATTGCTGTAATTTCACCAATCACTCCGTTACCGAAACGTACAGTATCTTGCACTTGTGCATAGAACTGATTTGTTCCTGAATAAAGTCCCGATGGGGCAATAGTAAAGTTTACAGAAGCACCTGCTGCGCCCGCACTCGTCAACGCAAGGTTTACGATTGGTGAGTTAAGGTAGTCTTCTTCAAAGTGTTCAACATTTACGTTTTCAGCTACTTCAACTGCGTGAAGAGCCAAAAGCATTTGAACTAATGTTAGGTCATAGCCATTCTTTTTATATAAGATATTGCTAATCGCTGGCTTCTCAATCCCAAATAGGGAGTTGAGTAAGTGTGATTCTTGTGAAACCGAAATTGCTGTATTCATTTTATTTGAATTTTTTTTGCTTTTTTAAATAATTTACCCGACTAATGAATCAAGTTCTCTAAGAAGTTGTACATCTGATTTAACGCTTCCGCCTTGAACAGCACCTTGATTTAATCTTGGTGGAGTTTCATTATGAAGATACTTTTTGTTTTGCTCGTTGATATATGAGGTTGCGTTATTAACCGCCCCTTGTACTATCTTGCTAAAATTGTCAATAATGAACTTGTTTTGTATGACTTGTCTTACAAATTCTTGACCTTGAGCGTCCGTTGTCGCATTTGTCATGTATGGCAATTCGCTTTTCAAGAAAGATTCCATTTCAGCTTTATCTTTTGCTGTAACAGGAACTTTAATTGAAACCTCTTGCTCTCTTGGCGTTCCATCATAAGAAACATTGATTTTAGCCTTTGTTTCTATATGAGTAAAAGATTCTGTAACCTTTTTTGCCAAGCCTGATTCCCATGCTTTAACTCTAACTTGCTCATTAGCTTGAACATCGGATTGTTGTCTTTCCGCAGGTGTTTGTAATGCAGTAATCTTTAAGCCATCAAGTTCTTTCCTTGCAGCCTCCGCATCTTGCATCATTTTAAATGCACCCGCTTGTTTTTCCCTCTCCAAAAAGTCTTCACCTTGCTTGTACGTTTCTTCAAGAAAAGCCTGTCGTTGCTCTGCTGTTGCATTTGGGTACTTCAACTGCATCTGATAATCTAAAACTTGTAGGTCATCAGACTTGCTCAAATCCTTCATTGCAACATTAAAAATAACGTCCGGGCTTACACCCTTGTTGAACAATTCATCAAATAACTTTCCTTGTTCAGTTTTGTATGTGCTTTGCTCTGCCGTTTCCGTAGATTGTGATAGCTTTTGCTTTGCCGTTTCGAGGTCAATCCCAAACTCTTTGGAAAACCTTTCTTGAAACTTGCTATCAAAATCGTCAGTATTGTTTTCAGTTTGCGCTTGCACCGATGGCTGCGCTTCCGTTGGTGCATCCTGAATAACAAACTCTATCGGAGCATCAACCGTAGTTTGTTGTACATTCTCTTGTGGCGTTTCCGTAACAGCAGGTTCAGTTGAAACAACTTCGGTTTCTACTGATTGCTGAACAGGCGTATCACTAAGGATGTTTTCCCATTCTGCTAATTGATTTGCTTCGCTTACATTTACTTGTTCTGCTTCTGGCATAAAGTTAATTTGTTGTTACAAAAATAATTATAGTATATCACTTAAACAAATTTTTTACCATTTATTTCTAAGTGGTTGTATTTGAATCAATTATAGCCTTGTGAGTGGCTTCATTTTTCTTCAAATCAGATTTTTGTTCGTTGATAATGTATTTTTCTTGCGCTTTTCCAGAGTTTTTCTGTGCATCTATTTGCGCTTCTGCTTGCAATAATGCTAAATCATTCTGCAATTGCTTATCCATTAACGCTACTTTTTGCTGGAATAAAGCATCATCTCTTTGCATATTGCCCTCTGATTGCGCTTGTATTGATTGTTGTTGCATTGCTGCTTGTCTTTGTAGGTTTCTCTTAACCAAATAGCCAAATACTAATTGCGTTAATTTGAAATTTACGGGGCTATCAATAAGGTTGCAGATATAGAAGTAGTCATCATAATTTAAACCACCCTTAATAGGGTCTGATGTGTTTATTAATGCGGATTTTGCAGCTTCTTTTAATTCTGCCCTTTGCTCTATTGTTGGTCGCGCTTGTAGCATAAAGCCAAATGTATGTGGCGTAATTTCGCTACCAATTAGTCTAACTGATGCGCTACCGATGCTTTGTTCCAATACTGTTATATCGCCATATTTTACAAGTATCTGTAATTTTTGCGCTATCTCCTCTGCCATTCTTGAACTTAGAAACGTAAGCGCGTAAACAAGTTGCGATAAAGCATTTTGTGTTCCTTGTACAGATAACCTTGCCACTCCCGATAAAGTCCTGTCGTTTTGCGTAGTTGCGTCTGTTGCTGCATTTAATCCAATAACTTCGCGCATCATATTGTAGTTATATGCTAAGTCATTGAGCCAATCTTGGTAATCTTTTCCAAGTCCGTTTTCTATTGTTTGGATGGGCTTATACCCAACCATATTATCGGGTTGTAAAAAGTTTCTTGATGCCCATACTAAATTACCCGTTTGGTCGTATATCTGAATAGCTTTATCCAATGTCATATCTTTGCTATCCACTTTTAGGTTAGCTAATGCCGATACGTCAATTGAATATCCTGTTGGTCTTGCGGATGCTTTTGCTGCTTGCATTTTTAACCATGCGAGGTTTGCCGCTTCATCAAATACCCTTAATCTGTCAATCATTGAAATATGGTCAACGACATAGTATTTTAGCGGACACATAGCCAATTTGCTCTTTGACAGAGAACGCGCTTGATTTGGCACTTTCCCGTAGTCAAATACAATATCAGAGCCTATAATCCAATGCACTTGATGGTAAAAGTGAACGTCCGTTGCTTCTACTTTCTTTTTTGCCTTAAATTGTTTCCCTGCCGATTTTCTCGTTTCGTTGTATTCTGATTCGCCAATAGGGGTACTTGGGTCAACCCACATCACCTTTTTGTCAAATTCTCTTTGCTTTGTTTCCGACTTTAATCTATCGGTTGCCTCAAAGTACAACTTAAACACAGGCACATTATATGCCAATAAGGCATTAAATGTAGCATCTGTATTGTATATTGTGGTTTGTGGTGTTTGGTATGTAGGATTGCCAAATCGAGAAGAATACCTTTGCGCGAGTTCCATTGCTTTCTCTGGCGTTATTTGCCCTTCGGGTGTAGATGCCATTAATTGAGCAACTGTTATAGTGTAGAAATATCCGCACATTTCAGGGTATTCCATAAAATGCCCTCTAAATTCAGGTAGCACAGCGTTTACTATATCTACATACCTCAACTCAACTCTGCCATCAATAGGATTTTGAACAGGGTCAACGCAAAACCTACCTAAATCAAAAGCGTCTTCTATAAGTAGCTTTTTAAGCATATCCCATCTATTGTCCTCCACTACATACTTAATTCCAAGTTCTATACTTGTTTCGTAGGCGTGCTTAAATTCTATGCCCATGTATAGGTCTAAATCCCTTTTAGTTTCAATCGGGATTTCTGTTTCAGCCTTTTGGTATAATTGAACACCTGCGATAGATTCCATCATTTTTATCCACTCCGCTTGTTGCGTTTCAGCCCATATCTTATTCTTAATGGCTTCTTTTTCTGCTCCTGCTTCGGGGTTTATTGCTGTTGCCACAAAATCAAATTCCAATTCTTCGATTTTGCCTATCATAATATCTCGGAACTTTGACACTAACTTCAAACCCTCCCAATCAAGGTTTACTAAATTCACATCCGATTCGCCATCCTTTTTTTTGCCGTATGTTCCTTTTATCTTTTTAACAAGAGGCGCAATACTATTTCTGCCTGTTGCAATTAATCTATTTTGGATAAATTCTTGCCTACGCACATTTGTCATATAGCCATTTCCTGCATTTAAGCAGTTGTAATAAAAAGCTGCTTTTACTTGATTTAAGTAATAGTCTTTATCCTCTCCTGATGGAGAAACGGGTCTTTTAAAGAATTTATGCTTTGCTAAGTCCTCGTCTTTTGACAAGCCTTGAAGGTCTTTTAAATCCATCAGATATGTAGTTAATTACCACAAAAGTAAAATATTTTAGTTAAAGTATTACTTTAAGTATTTTTTTTTACCTTTGTATCTAAATTTACAGAATCTTAAAAATAAGAAAATGGCAAACAAAATTTCTCTTTATGGTCTAATCTCCGTTAATGGAGTTTACGCTACACCATCAGCGCAAGGCGACAGCAATCCTACTGCTATTGACCTTACATCTGAAAAAATTGCTTATGTATCTGTGGTTAAAGCCGTTACTCAAAGCGGTGCAACCGTTGATGCGTTTGAAATTGTATGCAGCAACCTTAAAGGCGCAACACCTGACAAATACCTTTTGAAAGTAACTTCCAATTGCGCAACTATTGATGCGTTTTTTACAGGACTTTCTACTGTAACGTCTGATACTACTTTTACAAAATACACAAGCGTATTGAGCATTGGTGGTTCTGCTATCCAAACGCCAAAGTCGGTTATCATAAACGACTTGCACACAAAAAACAGAAGATATGTTCCACAAAGAGGAACTATTGTTTTTGTTGACATTCACAATGCCTACCAAGCATTAGAATTTGTGTTTTCTGGCGACCAGACAGTAGCAGGAAATTATACTTACTTCCCCGCTTAATAAAGCGTAGAAATAAATCAGTCAGCGCATCTCAAATCGAATGCGCTTTTTCTGTTTAAATTATATTATGCTGAAAACAAAGTTTAGCGGATACCAAGATGCAGAAACGAAAATAACGCTCTGCAAGGATATTGAATTGATATATCCTTATGATATTACACTTCCCGACCCACCGCCTGCCGAGCAAATAATAAATTTTGGACTTCCAATTGAAGAGCAATATTTTAAACGAATAGAGCAGCCAAAAGGGCTTATTGACTTATGCAAACTTGATGATGTCAATGTAGCCAAAGCAAGATTAAAAGCAAATGATGATTTAGCTTACTTTGTAGATTCTGTTTGGGATTTATGGGAAACGGGACAATGGCAATACATAAGAGGCGTTCCAACCTATATTACTGGCGATTACCTTATGTATCTTTCGTTTAATAGAATTGACGTGGGGCTACCCGCTTACAGAAGTTGGGATAAAGATAAATTTCAATGGTGGGAGTTTGCTGTAAAAAACAATCCTTATTGTTTCGGAGGTATAGAAATGACAAGAAGGCGCGTAGGTAAATCTTATATCGCAGGGTTTTTGGCTAATTCATCCACAATCAGAAATAAAAATCGCAACGCAGGACTACAATCTAAAGACGACCAATCGGCAGGCGTCTTTTTTAAAACAAGCGTTAGGAATCCATTAAAGTCTTTCCCTTTCTATTTAAGACCGCAAACAAGCACCAATTTCAACACTAAGGGCAATAAGATAGAGTTTGATATGCCCGATGCTTCATTTAGCGCAAATGAGCTTGATTCTTGGATTGAATATGGTACATCTGAAAGCAAGTTCTTTGATGGTCGAAAATTACATTATTACGCTAATGATGAGTGTGGTAAAAATACCAACGCCAATGTTTATGAAACGCTTGAAATAGTTAGACCATGTCTAACAGAAGATGAAGCGATTATCGGAAAGTGTTTATTTACATCTACCGTTGAGGAAATGGAGAAAAAAGGGGGCGCTAACTTTAAGCGTATATGGGATGATAGCGACAGAAATCCTAAAAATCCACCCGATTTACTAAAAATAGACGAGAATGGTCGTACAATTTCAGGTTTATACCAATGGTTTACGCCTGCCACTCACAACTATATTTGCGACCAATATGGAAACGCTATTATTAACGCTCCCAAAGAATACCAAGTAGAGTATCGAATCGAATATCTTAAAAAGCTGAATCTTAATACCGATGAAGCGTATAAAGGCGGGAAAGAGCTTGTTGATGAAAGAATTAATAAACAACCGCAAGGGAGTAAAAGGCAATCTGAAATCAGAAAGTATCCGCGCGGTATTAGAGAAGCATTCCGTTCATCAAATACCGAGTGCCATTTCAATATCGAAATCCTTAATAAGCGACTTGATGACTTTATCTATGGCGACAATCCGCATATTGCTTACTATAATTTAGAGTGGAAAGATGACATTGAAGGTGGTATGGTAGACGGCAAATGGGTGGATAGCGAAGTAATAGCTAAAGCTGCCACAGAAGCTACTGGTAAATTTAAAATAGCATGGCTGCCATTAGCCGATTACCGAAATCGCTTTGAAATGAAATATGGTGAGCGTTGTCCTAAGTTCTCTTACTTAGGTTGCGCAGGTAGCGATACATTCAAATTTGACCGAGTAGTTGATGATTCGCGCAAATCTATGGGAACGGGATATGTTTATTGGGGATTTGACCCTAATGTAGATGCGGGTGTTATGAATGATGCCAATTGGACTACTGCCGACTATGTTTGCGAATACATAAACCGACCACCTACCGTTGAGAAATATTGCGAGGATATGCTTAAAATGTGCATTTTCTATTCGGTAGAAATGTACCCGGAGTATAACGTTGACCATGTTACCAAGTGGTTTATCAAAAGGGGGTATGCCGGATACTTAAAGTTTGGTACAAAAACAAAAAAGAAGAATGGCGTAATTGTAGAAGAAGAAAATATCCAAGCAGGAGCGCATACTACCGAAAGAATGAAGCCTACAATTTTTAAGGCTATGACGCGATATGTCGAAACAACCGCTTTTAGATGCAGGTTTCCAAGATTACTTGAAGATTTAAGAGATGTAGATTACCACGATTTAACCCCATACGACAGCTTTATGGGCGCAGCATATGCAATTATGGGTTATCATGAAGGGATTGATAAAAAGCCTACTTCTGATGAAAAGGTGGATATTGGAAACTTTTTGCGTTCTTATTAATTTCCTCTATTGACAATATTGAGATTTATCCAATACTTACCTATCTGTTCGCTTTTGGCTAATATGTTTGAATTGCATAATTCTTTTACACCTCTGCTAAATCTTGTCCGACTTATTTTGTATTCTTTTTCGTATCCTTCACTCCAACTTAGCCAAATATAGCTTTTTCCATAATCCATCTCATTAACAAGTATGATGAACATTATTATCCCAGCAGAATTTAGAGATGCAAGGCAAGTCATTTCTTCTACATAAAACTTGACAAATTTCTTTTTGTCATACCTTTCCTCTCTTTTGATAAATACATTATCCCTTATTAATTCGCCCTCATTGGTAACGCCACTAACACCTTCTACGGAAACGTATCTGCTTCTTGTTCCAATATATCGTTCTCTGTCAAAAGGGCTTTCTTTGTGCTTCATAAGTAGTTAAGTATGTTGGGATTTGCCAACAATGTAGATTAGTTTACAGGAATAATGTCGGGGAATATCAACATTTGCAAAAACGCAATCTTTGATTATCAATGATTTATGTCAAAACTTCTCTTAGCCAGTAGTTATGAGAAATGTTTTGTCAGAGTATCCTCCAACAATTCTATTGCGGTTTCTAATCCACTTTCCATACCATCTCTCCATCTTGCTTCACCATCATCAAATGATTGTGTCAGTTGCCTACTTCTTTCAAGTTGGCTTCGTAAATCTACCAAAACACTTCTCATAACAACAGGTTGTTGCAATGCGGTTTCGGTACTATGTGTTACATCTTCCATTTTATTTAGTTTTATCTGTTAATAATAGTTTAGTTCATTTAATCCGCACTGACAACAACCTGCGGTACGTTACAGCCCCCTAAAACCCAACATCATACTTGATGCCATGCTTCTCAAACACTTGCTTCATCTTCTCCACAGATACGCCATTAAATCTTATTGGACTACTTACCACTTCCTCCTGACACTTCATTAAGTCATCAAGCATTTCGCATTGATGCTTTAATACAATCCCAATAGCTAAATCAGAAAACGCTTCTTTAGGCATTTCCTCTTTACTTGCAATAGCAAACAAGTTGGCTAATTCCTCTTTCATGATTCTTTGTTTATGTAGTTATCTAATCGAGTAATTTTACTTTCCTTAATCTCATCTACACTCCTATCCAACCCATGAAGCATCAGCCTTAACTGACTACACATTATCTCTACATCAGCTACCTCCTCTGCTATATTTCCCATCCCAATAGACGGATTCCTTCTCCACTTATTAATGGCTTGTATCAATTCAGCACATTCCTCTATCGCCATATCCATTTGCGCTCGAACACCAAACTTAAAAATAGCTTTCTTGTAAATTGTTTCGGAACTATTTTTCATGCCATTTGGTTTTCTCAAAACAAAGATAATGACTTAACCCAAATAAACAACTAAAATTGCGGAATTTGTCAAAATAATTGCAGAATCCGCAATTCGTTTCTAATGATACCAACGCTTTGAGGTACGCTATATCTTAGAGTGTATTAAGATTGACCACTTTTACCCTATTCCAATCCCATTTTGTCCTTCTTTCCCCCTCCAACACACCCTCATTTTACACCCCTCTACCATGCAATTTACACCCTATTTCTGTTAAGTATTGTTAATGATAAGTATTTTAACAATTTTCCTTTAGTTAGCCATATCAACAATTTACCCAATCCCTTGCGCAATCTACATCTTAGCTGTTTTTATGTAAGCAATTTGGTCGTGCTGATGTGATGGTTACCTTTTACCCCACCCCCTCCATTTTTTTTGGCAAGCCCGTTTTTTTTGCGCCCCCTCCCTCTCGAATTTAATGGATTCCTTAAAGTTCCGGTTCAATTTATAAACCTGATGCAGCGCGTGCATAATCTAATATAATTCTAATAGAATTAATACATACTAATGTTGGCGCGTGTCTTGTGGTTTATGTGTTTATTTTGTAGTGTATCAATCTATTTATTGTATGTTATAACATCTATTCTACTGCATCAAGGTAGGATAAGTATGCGCAACATATTATAATTTAGTTTAAATTAAACTAATTAGCGAAATTTCGTTGGATACATAATTTACTTATGCTTCTGGTGAAGCAATTATCCAACAACAAACATTTACAAATTGATTTTTTGATTAACTTAGCATTAACGCGCGCGGGCGTATGTCGAACAGGTTATATGAGTAGAACAGAATTGAATCAAAGTTTAACGGGCGGATATTGCTTGTATTTAGTTCGCAGGAAGTTCCCGCAGCTTAGTTGGTTCGGATGCTCAATTTGCGCTTTAATTGGCATTTATGGGCGCTGTACGGCAAAGGTTGCAAGTGAGCTAACGGGCAACAAAGGAGCGCGAAATAAATTATCTAAATTAGTTGATTCTGGATATATTATAAAGCGGTCAAACTTCTATTATTTAGATAATAAGGGGCGCGAAGTGTTTAATGAGTATTTTAGCTTGTATAATAGCCGGATGCAAGCAATCAACAAACATTTAGCTGATGAAGTACTAAAGGAGCTTTGATAGCCATGTACTAAAGGAACGCCAATTTTATCTAATTGGCTGTATTAAGGAATTTTTTTTTAGATTATTTGGGCGGAAATTGCTTAATTTTCATGCTGCTATTTTTGTGCTATTTATTAGCTATGATTATAACTATTTATTTCTTTTAACTTTTTTTAACATTAGCTTATATCCTTTGGTATTACTACGTTTCATAAATTAGTCTTGCCTAATTTCATGCTATTTACTTTTTCAATGTTTGTATGTTTGGTTTATGTTTCTACCTTTGATTTCAGATAGCGCAATTGCTATCAATTAAACCACTAAAATAAACAACATGAAAACGACAACAACAGGCACAGCGCCACAACTATTTTTAACTGATTATGCAAGTTATAACAACGGCAGCCAGTTTGAGTTTGGGCATTGGGTTGATTTAACGCAATTTTCAGACGCGGACGAGCTTATGGAATACATAGAAACACACTTCGCGGAATGTGACGAAAAAAGCCCGCTCGATAGCCCACGCGAGGAAATTATGTTCACAGACTTTGAAGGTTTCCCGAAGTGTTTTTATTCAGAAAGTATGGATACGGATACAATGGAAAAACTTTTTGAATTTATAGGCATGGATGAGGACGATAGAAAGTTAATTGAAATGTACGCGGACGCAACAGGATACGATATTTCAGATATTGAACTTTCGCACGCGCAAAATAATTTTCATGGCACAGCGGACAGCGAAGCGGAATTCGCGGAACGTATGGCGGAGGAATGTGGCGAAATTCCAAAGGATATTCCGGCATGGATAGTAATAGACTGGGAAGCGTCTTGGAACTGTAATTTGCGCCATGATTATATGACAGCAACAGACGAGGACGGAACGATATATTTTTTCCTTAATCATTAAAACCATCCGCGCTCCTTTAGTGGTATGCATCGAATGCAGGCGCGGAGCTAATTTATAAACCAAATGACAGGCGCAGTCAATAACAGGCGTAAAACCAATATGAGAACAGCAAGATTAAAAGTCTTTAAATTCAATGAATTGACAGACGAAGCAAAAAAGACAGCGATTGAAAAACTTAGCACAATTAACGTTGATTATGACTGGTGGGAATTAACCTATGAAGACGCGGAGCAAATAGGACTTAAAATAACTTCTTTTGACCTTGACAGAAACAGACAGGCAAAGGGAATGTTTTTAGATAATGGCATTAGTTGCGCAAAACTAATTTTAGAGAATCATGGCGAAACGTGCGAAACATACAAGACGGCAAAAAGTTTTTTAGCTGAAATAGAGCAAATAGAAACTAATTTTGAAAGTGTTGATACTTCGGACTTTGACAACATACAAGAAAAGGAGGACGCAATACAGGACGCTGAATCTGATTTTTTAAACTCAATTTTAGAGGACTATTCTATAATACTGCAAAACGAGTGCGAATATTTGCAAAGCGATGAAGCTATAACTGAAACTATTATAGCCAACGACTACGAATTTACACAGGACGGGAAAATATTTAATTCATAACAAAACCGTAAAAAAAACTATTTTCTATAACCTACAAAAAACCAATATGAAAGATTTATTTTCAACACCGGAGCTTATCCCCTCAGAAATAATGGCAATTTTAAACACATTCGAAGACGAAACCTATTCAGAATGTGAGCGGGTAAAATTAGAAATTGAGCAACATGGCTACACTTTTGACTATTATTTAGACGCACAGCCATATAATCTAAGGAAAGCAAAAACTAAAAAGCCCTGTAATATTTCAGACGATTGCGGAGCTTTTAAAGCGGTTGAAGCTGAACTATTAAGCCCAAATGGAATAAAAATAGGTTGGTAATATGAAAGCCAAAATTTACAAAACTAATTCCGGGTATTAAGATACATAGAATTAAGATATTTAAACCACTTAATAAACTAACATGATAAATATAAGCCCAAACCTATTCAACGCGGATATTTTAGAAGTATTCGCGGACGGGGAGCAAATCGGAACTATTAAAATAGTGCGGGAGCTTGAAGAGTATGAAGCAAAACCAAAGGACGGGCAACCCGTAACGCTTCGCACTTTAAACCTTTGTAAAAACTATTTTCAAAACTTATGCAAGGGACGGGAGCGGAAAACAGAAACTAATTCAGAACCACAAAACCAATTGAATTTATTTTAAAAACTAAAAACCAATAAAAAATGAAAATTTTAAAAAATTGCAGCGTAACTAAACTAAAAGAGTATAGCCGCTCATACGGAAATCCTGAAACAGTATCTTTTGCTTATATTTTTGAGCATGATAAAATAATCATTTGCCTTGATGAAATAGGCAGAAACATCCGAACATTTAACAAAGGCACAAAAGTATTGATAAGTTACAAAGGGACTGAAATTTCAGAACGCAGCTTTAAAATAGCGACAAATAAGGCAGTAAAAGCACATGAGGAAAGGAAAGCCCAAGACAAACTAATACAGGAGGCGCAAATGGCAAAAGAAAGCGAAATAAACGCGCTCCAGTTAGCTAAGTGGGAGGACTTTTTGAAATCCAATACAGAAAAGCTCAATCAATATGCTGAAATAGTAAGGACAAGACCGAGCAATGCAAGCAGGAGCGGAAATTGGAGAAGAATTTTAAAACTCAAATTTGCTAAAAATTGCAATTCTGAAAGTTTTGAAAATTGCCCATCACCGGCACAATTAAACGAAACTATTTTTAAACTCATAAATCAAACAGCATGAAAAAACCATTAAACAAAACAAGCGAAGCAGTAGGAGCAACAACGGAAACTGATGTTATATTCTACTATCATGAAGCAAACGATGATTTATTTGCCTTCTTTCCTTCTGATAATTACGACAGCAACGGACTAATGAAAACAAGCTATTCACACATTGGACAGCATTCAGGATGCAGCCCGGAATACACAACCGAAGCAAGAAAAGCAACGCCAAAGGAATACGCGGAACTAAAAGCGGAACTAATACAGATAGGCTATTCATTAAACATTTTAAACTAATATCATGCAAAACACATACGGAGTATTAATAGACGGAGCGCATATAGACGTTTCAAAAACGGAACGAGGCGCAAAAACTTATGCTACAAAACATGGATACAGCATTGTAACAATCCGGTACAATTGCGGATATGTAGCGGAGCAAATAGCGGAAAAGATTAATAACAAGTGGGTAACCATCAAAATCTAATATCATGCACGATTTATTTGAAAAACCAATAAGACAAAGGAAAGTAAGGAAAAGGGTTTATGCTTATCAGTACAGAAATGGAGTGATAAACATAAACGGAACTAAGTATCTCGAATACTCAATAACTGATGCTATCAAAGCATGGAGAAAAGCAAACTAATTAATAAACCAATAAAAACTAAAAACATGGTCAGAGTACACGAAATTCAAAAAGAAGCGCAAAGCATAATGCCATTTATTGACCTATATGGCAGCGTCCTTCTGTTCACTATTTTAAAGCAATATCCATTTGTAAGCTGGAGGGACAAAACTATTCCACAAGAAGGCAGCCCCACAAGACTAACAAAGGATATTGAAATGGAAAAAGCAAAAGCGCTCAATGTCAAAAAACTAATCGCGCACAAGGACGGAAAAACTACCATCTTCACAGATAAGGGAGTATATCAATTTTTCGCAGCAGGACAACAAGTAAAAAATTAATCAAAATAAAAACTAACATCATGAAAAATGAACTAAAAAAAGCAATCATTGACTTCATTTTTGAAAATGAAAAGGAATTTCAACTACCAAACAAAACGATGGAGAAATTTCGCGCCTACATCTATGACAGCTCCGGCAGCTATTTAATAGGCGGAAACGAAGTAAGAGATTTTATTATTAACGCTATAAAACTAATAAGCTAATGGAACAGACATACAGACAACAAGAAAAGGAAATCCGAGTACTTCTGGGCAGAATCAAACAGAAAACAAGAGGCTTTGTGATGCAAACCAAAGACCCATACTTTGAAGATTTGCAGAAAGTAAAGGCAGATTTGACCGAAATAGACGCTTTTTTAAGTGATAAGTACTTGACAAGCAAAAAGTAATTTTAAACCAATAAACAAAAAAACCATGAAAAACTACATAATACAAGACAGAGAAGCCGGAAATGAAATTGAATCATTCTCTACCATTCAAGAAGCTCAAAAAACATTGCTTCAATATGAGCAAACCGATAAAAGAGAAGGCAACTACACGCCCGGCTTCTATGAGATAAAAACCGCTACATTCTCAAATCTAAAATCATTCTACATCGAATTTTTGAATAAAAAGAAAGGCTATTCAAAAGATGTAGCCTACTTTGAAACCTATGATAAGGCAATTAGCTGGGGACGCGAATTTTTAGAAAACTTCAATAGTGACATGATAAAGATAAGTTTATGAAAGCGCAAATCTACAAAACCAATAACGGATATGAAGTGCTAACAAGCGATAGGCGACTATACTTGATTGACACAACGCAAACTAAGTTATTCAAACTGCTTATAGGGCAAGTTGGCTCATCATGGCAAAGTACTGGAAAACTAATTTACGGAGCGATACCCAACAGAATCAAAACAATATTTTTTCAAATTCAAAAACAAAGCCAAAATGAAAGCAATACAAGCGGGCACAACAATTGTACCATACGACAAAGTTGTATCTATCCAACTATTAAGCAGTGACAAAGATAGCGCAGCGATTTTTTACGACACATTAGGGATGCTACATAGATGTTCAAACATTGAATACCAAGCGTTTATTAATCGCCTTAAAAACTAAGATGATAACAGAATTTGACATCATTCACATTAAATCTTTGATACACAAACGGAAAAGCCGTTTAAGGTCGTATATCAATATGTCATCGAGGGCTGATGTAAATAGCGAAATAAACCAATTAGAAACAGACATTCAATCCCTTGAAAGGATATTATCGGTAATTCAAAAAAACTAATTTGGTAATTTAAAACGTTCTTTGTATTTTTGTTGCAGTTGATTTAACACGAGGTAAGAGTCGGGGGATGAATCATATCGAAACTAAATTGCACATTTCAATATTTTTCCTTGCCTATCAGGCAGAAAACGTCCCGAAACTCTTACCATAAGCTAAAAACTTATGCCTTCGGGCGTTTTTTCAATGGTGGTGCTTAAACTTGTTTCGCCCACACAGCTATCCTAAACTGTCAATGAAAGTAGTAAGTTGAGCAGATTAAACCTTTTCAGTTGGTAACTTGGCTGAATCGGAAAACATTAAACGGGCAAAGTGTTGGCAATGTATCAAGAGGCGACAACCAACGACAAATGCAAGATGAAATAAGCTACCCGTTTACCCCTATGGATGGCGGACGCTGTACTCGGCTATGAAGTTGTAAGGAATCTAATATAGGCAACTGAAATCTATACAAGCTATTAAGATAACTTGCATGGATATAAGCCTCTTTATCTAAAAATTAAACTATTCAAACAAAATAAAACTAAATCATGAGCATCAGAATCAAACTAAGAAAGGACGCGCCAAACAAACAAGGTCAATATCCAATAGTTTTGGTATATCAAAAAGGCAGGAAAGAAACTATTTTCAGCACAGGCAAATACACCAATGCTGAATTTTTTACCCAAGATACACAGAATCCGCTTTCCAGTGGGCAAGACTACAAAGCCAATAACATACTTATCAGAAACTTATACTCAAAACTGAATAACATAGCAGATGGCTATTTTATGGCAAATAACGAGTATCCGAGCAACGAGTGGGTAAAGTTACAATGGAACACTAAAAACGCTCCAAATCAGCCTGTATTTGATTTCTACGATAGGTTTATGCAATATCAGCAGACGAGGGGAGCAAGTTCGGTAAGTTATGGTACAGCCATAAACTATAAAAACGTAAAAAATAAACTAATCGGATACGAAAGAAAGTCCGGGCATCCGATAGCCTTTGAATCATTCAATGAATCTTTTGCCAATAAATTCAGCCAATATCTGATTAAGGAACACGACCTATTACCTAATTCAGTAGGCGAGAAACTAAAAATCGTAAAAACTTTCCTACGTTGGTGCATAAAACAAGGCGTGAGAATCCCATCAGCTAATTTAGAGGCATTTAGGGGCGGAAATGATAAAACATGGAAGCTACATCTAACTATTGAAGATTTGAAGGCTCTTGCCCAAACTAATACGCAATACGAAGAAACTAAAGATGGTTTCCTTTTGCAATCTTGTCTTGGAGTGAGGTATTCCGACCTGCAAACTATCGTTTCAACTAAAATAATCAAGGAGGGCGAAGACTTCTACTACATAACCAATACTCAAAAAACCAATAAGTTGATTAAGGTGAAGTTGATTGACATGGCTAAAGAGATATTGAACAGAAGAAGCGGAAACTGGATACCATCTAATATCCAAATGAATACAGAATTAAAACTAATTTTTAAATCTATACGAGGATTTGATGAAATGGTAAGTGTATCGCAGGGTAGTGGAAACTTAAAAAGGGAGCATACAAAACCGAAATATGAATTTGTATCAACCCATACAGCAAGGATAAGCTATATCAATATCATGAGAAACTTAGGTGTGGATGATTTTACTATTTCAAACATTACCGGGCAAAGCCTATCTACTTTGAGAGGATATTATCATTCATCAGCCAAAGATACAGATTCAGCTATGAATGCGCTTAATTTAGCTTTTTGAATTGTCTTGGATTCCATGTTGCTATTTACCGACTTTTGCTTTTTAAATGTTGGCTTTTACCGACATTTGTTTTTATAAGTTATTGATTATCATTGAAACTTCTCTTAGCCAATAGTTAGCGGTCATTGCCTTTCGACCTTGACAGCATATCTGTTATTGCTTTACAATTATTATCAAACTCTTCATCGGACATTTCAGCTATTTCTCTACCTATTTTATGTATTTCGCTATTCTCGTCATCTAATGGGTCAATAGATGGCAACGAACCGCTAACACTAAATAAAAGCAATAGCTCGCTTAGTGCTTGTTGAACAGGCATCGTGCCTTCATCAACCTTTATCAATATATTTTCAATTTGTTCTTTCATATCGCTACTGCTTTTATTATTTTACCGTTATAAGCAAACGGTAGCTACTTTGAAACAGTCTGATTAATTTTCCTTATAGTCATTACTACTTCATTCCATTCATTATTTAATTCAGGGCAAATTTTAGCTATATCTATTCCTTTTAATGCACATTCGTTAAATAATGGCGCTAATTCTTTTTCTCTGCTTTCTAATGATTTTAAAGCCCATCCTTTAGTAAACATATCTACTTCGCTTTGCTCATCGTTTAATATTTTAATTGAATATTCTATCCAGTCTTTCATATTTTTATTGTTTTTTAAATTAATTTTTCATAGTAACATTCGTAACCGTCAGCTTATAACAGCACCTAATAAACAGGCGGACATCTACTAGGTTTCCACCGCCCGTCTATTAGCTGCAAAACGTTATCTGAATGACTTCTCATACCTTATCGGGTATAATTCAAGCTAATGAATGATATATCATACCCGTCAGGGTATAAACTGCAGATTTTTATCCAAATACTGAATCCCTATCTTTAAATCTGCTTATCCATAACTCAAAAGCACCAGTCTGGATAATCTTCATCTTTTTTGTTTTCAATTAGCTTTGCCATAGGGTCACCACTTTCAAATACAAACCTCCTAAATCCTCTATGAAGATTAAAAATAGCAATTCCTTTTTTACCTACTACTTTTTGCCGTCTTATTTTTTTAGTGTGAAACTCGCAGACCGTTGAATCTGGATTCTTTTGGTGTTCTGGTCTGTGATATACCAATATATTATCCATTTTATTATTCCACATCGCTCCATCCGCAATATCAAATACATCTGGACATGGATAATTGCCAGTTGAATCCTTAACCATCATTTTTGGGTGCGCTACAATAAAAAAGTAAATATTGTTTTGTTGAGCAAATCGGCTGCAATCAGCTAAAAAGGTTTCTAAATATTTATCAGAGCGACCTCCGCTTTTTGCGTATTCATTTGTCATTTGATTAAAAGGGTCAATTATGCATCCGCTAACCTTTTCCTTAATCACTAATTCCAAAAATCTTTCTTTGATGTATTCAGGGGTCGGACTTATTTCTTTTGGATATACGTAGAAAAAATGCTTTGATAGTTCGTCATAAATCCGCTCGTATTCGCTTCTGCTAACTCTGTAATTTGAATCGGGTGTTAATTTCATTCCGCAATATATTTCTACTAAATCATGATAAAATTCATGAGCGGGGTTATCCTCTGGAGAAAACAATGCAAATTTTTCCTTATATAGGATAACCCTCATAAGCATATACCACTTCAAAAAAGTTGATTTTCCATAGTTTCCTATTCCAGTCAATAAAGTTATTTCACCTCTTTTTAGCTTAAAATGACTATCAATATCCTCAACTCCTATTCCATACAATTGTTCATAACCACTGTCATAAATTTTCAAAGCATCAGCCTTCACATCTTCGCCAAAAATTACATCTTTAGGTTTTATGTCAGGATTAAAAATATCAGCATCAATTTCTATTTCTTTTCGATTAACCTTTTCAACAAGCACTTCTCTTTCAAATTGAGCCGTTCCATATTTGGATTTGTTTTGTCGGTATGCAGATTTTACTACTCTTTCTAATTCTGAAAATGGAAAAGAATCACCACCGATTTGAAATTCAAAAGCGCATAAAGAAATAGTATCACTTTCGGCTATTCCAAACCTACAACAAGCCCCAGCAAGTTTAAAAAGGAATATATTTCTTTCACCAGTTGCAAATGCGTTCCCTTTGTTTATTTGCCATTTTAATAACTTTTGGAAACTTTCTGCATAATTACTCCGCTCATAGGTTGTTTGTTGCTCTATTGCCTTAATTTTGCGAAACACGCTTGGGTTTTCAGCTATGTATATTTCAGGGTCGTAACTTTCATAACACACACGAGATTCATTTATGCCTGAATTGTCTATTTCAGTGAATAATTCTTTTAATGCCTGAAAATGCTCACGATGCTTTTTGCCGTCCGCTATTTTTACAAGCGCCTTTAATCCGTTTCCACTTGGTGAAATCCAACAAGCATAAATAAACTCATTTGCACACAATAAAGATTTTTCATGATTAACATCATCTAAATTATCAAAGTCTAAACAAATTAGCTTTGAATGATTAATCAGTCCAATATCCGTTCTTTCTTTAAATTCGCCTGAGAAACAAACACTCGGTAGGTTCTGTTTTAGCTTATTGCTACGCTCTTTGTCAAGTTGCGTTCTAATTTCATCAATCTTTTCTTTTGACTTACCAATTCTTATTCGCTCCAAAGCCTTTTCAACTGGAATGTAATTTGGTGTTTTGTCAAAAATGTTTTTGTATATAGTTACCATCCTGTATCTCCTTCTAAAATTGATTTTGCAATATTGCTTTTCGGTGTTATAGAATCAGACTTTATCCATTCAGCATTGAATCCTGACCAACTCTTATTTACACACATATATAAAACATAATCTACACTCATGCCACTTTTTTCTATTTCAGACAAAAAAGAATTTAAAGCTGTTTTAGTGTTTGTAGCCTTTTTGGTTTTCCTCACTCTCAACCAATCCTCTACTAAATCTTTATTTTCTGCAAGTTTTAATAATTCAGACTTAAAATTAAACATATCTTTCTCTTTCTCTTTCTCTTTCTCTTTCTCTTGTAGCAAAGGGTCTTGTGTACCCCCTTGCGCACCCCCTTGCGTAGGGGTTAATTTTATTCCACTCTTGTCTTCATAACCTTTTACTTGGGAATCAATATTATGCTTTTGAGATATGTATGCAAACTTAGCCATTCCATTTAAAATAGGCTCGATACCAAAAAATTGTTTATTAATTACAGCATCATAAAAAGCAAGTCTATCTTTATCAGATAACTCGTTGGCTACATCCATATAACTTTTAAAAAATTTGAAAGCTAATCTATGTGTTGTCATATAATAAAAAAGCCCCCTTTGTAGTAGTGCTTACATTGGGGGCATTAGAGCCTAAAATCAAATTCCATCAGGCACTACTCTCATGGAAATCTTATTGCAAATATAACTTTTATTCTTTAGTATCTAAATTTTTATCCAAAAAAGATTTATAAATAATTGAATACCCAGCTAAATCTTTCAAAGTATCTGCTATGCTTTCGTTCTTAGCTTGTTTACCTTGCAAATTTCGCAGCCTTGCAACTTTAATAGCTATCATTACCATAAAGACCTTTTCCACGTCTATTTGGGCATAATCAGCAGCAAATTCAAATACTTCAAATTCTTTGCCGTAGTCGTGACCTTTTGAAAGTAAGGTCGCTTCGAGTTGTTTTAGGTTTTCTGCTATCATTTTGTTTGCATTTGCAACTCTTCGCCAGTTAAAGCAAAGTAAATGTTTTGAAGTTGGTGTAAGTATTGGATTTTAGATGCACAACTAAACCAGTTTAAATTATCTTTATTTTCTTGAATAAATAAATTTGTTTTAAGGTTTTTATCTGCAAAAATAGCAATACTATCTTTAATAAAACTGCCATCTAAATCTTTTTCAAACCTGAACTTCAAAAGCCATTCATCTGTTACTGGAATGGGCTTTATTTGCTTTAGGCTAAAACAGCCAATACTTTTATTGTCCTTTAATAACCTAACAGTATTATCACATTGTAAGCTATGTATTGGTAAATCAAATTCCATGTACTCATCGTTTATTATACAAAGTGTAACAAGATTACCAATTCGAAATTCGTTTAATTTCATATATTTTTTTATTTGGTTAAGTATTCAAGTTCTTTAATTCGATTCTCAATAGTGTTTCTTAACCCGCTACTAAATCGGAATTTAAATGTCATTTGGCGCAGTCGGTTACAATCTGTAACTTCCGATAGCTTAACTCCTTTTAAATCGCCAAAATCAAAAACAAAGTCGGATTTTAGATTTTCGATTTCGTTGCCAATTACATCAAAGGCAATTAGCTTGTTGGAAATTCTTTTGACTTTATACATTGTGTTTTTTTTGTTTGTCTAAAAACCATTGAGGGATTTCTCGGGATGCGTTTTCGTACTTTTTCACTCCCATAGAGTTAATGACTTTTTCATCATCGCCTATATACAATACAATCTTATATACCAATTGATTATCATTTTCATCATCCCAAAAATAAGCCATTTCACCAATTTGTAACGGAGGTTCTGCATCTATTGGAGTAAATCCGCCTTTTTCGAGTGAGTATTCAAACAAAGATAATATAGGAGATTTTGAACCCAAATGAGTACGTCCTGTTTCATCATAAATATCATCAAGCCCCATATCATCAAACCACACTAAATAAGAGTAATCCTCTTCATAGTGATTGAGTTTTACCTCACCCCATCCATACCTCACATCAAATACCTTAGTTCCGATTTCTAATTTCTTCATTTTATTTTGTTTTAGTTGTGAATAATTTTCTTAATGATTTCCTATCAGTAGATTTCATTTGATACTCATAATAATATCCTGCAGTTCCGTATCTGGTCTTAAATTTAATCTTTTTTCTTTTGCAGTAAAATTTGTGTTTGCGCTCCAGTTCGTCAATTCGAGTTGGCAGTTTGACAGTTCCAAATTCTTTGACTCCTTTTAAAGTTGTTAACACTTCGCCCGAAAGCAAGGCGTTGAAAATCGCTTGTTTTTGTGTCATTTAATTGATTTTATGGTTTAAAAATATGTCTATTGAAAGTTTATCCGAATAATTAAAAAGCATTTCCAAATCCATCTTTTTTTTCGATTCAAATTCTATGATTCTCCACCTGCCAACATTTAACCAGTTAGCCATAAATGATTGTGTGAATCCTGCACTATCTCTTAAATGTCGGCAATCGTCAACAATCTTGTTGTAATTATCTTTGAATTGTTGGTAATTCTCGACATGGTTATTTTCTAAATCGTTGGTATCCATAGGTTTGGTTTAAAACATTCTCTTACCCAATAGTTAGCGGAAATGCCGTTTTTAGGCATCCCACTTTATTAAGTCCTTCACTTCTTCAATGGCTTGTTCTAAAGTTTCTCCGTTACCTAAAAATGCTTCTGTATTATAGGTTCGTCCAAACTCCGCAACTATTCTTATTACTTGCTCTTTAGAAAAAACGGCACTATCCGCTAACATAGGGTTGGAAGAAATTTTAAATGCTTTCAGTGCTTCGATTACCGCCTTTGCTTCATTGTAGCTAATCAAAATACCTTCTTGCATTCCCCAGCTTACATCATGCATATTCTCGCCTTCTTTTTCCGCAAAGGCTACGCTTTTCTCTAATCTTTTAATTAAGTGTTCCATATTTATATTTTTGTTAAGCATTTAAAACTATCTCCAACCCTCGTAACGTTATAAGCCATTTTGTAAATCCTTACACATCATTTCACAAGCCTTGCCAAATCCTACTGCAAAGCTATTTGCTTTCTCTTGTGCCATTTCATCACTACCATACAAGCTAACAAAGTGCTTTTGTAGTTTAATCAAATTTTCACCAGAAAAACGGCTTATAACATCAGTTATAAGTAATGGCTGGCTTTGTGGTTTATCAATGTTTTTTGCTTCTATTGTCATTTGTTCTAAATTTAAAGTGAGTAGTTCTAATCAGCCACTACTCATAGCTGTAACCGTTACATCGAAATCCGCTTAATTAATACTCGCCACTATCTCACCAATATAATCTCTAATCTTCTCGGTGTATTTGCCATCGAATTTTAAATCTGCTGCTATCCTATCTCTGCCATTAATCACACTTGCATGATGTCTATTATTTAATTTTCCTAATTCAGTAACAGTCAATCCGCAATGCTTATAAGCAAGATAAAAGTGGATATGTCTTGCCATTACAATATTAGTAAGCCTTGATGTACCTTTTAATTTTTCAAGTGAAATTTCGGTAACTTTTGAAACAATCTTTAGTAACTCATCATGCTTTACGACATTGTTTTTTACGTCTTTTGGCTGTGGCTTTTTTTTGCCAACCATAAAATGGATATGTGAAAATGTCTTAGGCTCAAATTCCTTTTCGTAGAATCTTGAAAATGTTACTTGTTTACGTCTGTTTATGATTTGCATACCCACGCTGTTTTATCGTTAATAATTACTTCACCATCCCAGTTCACCCAGTTAATGTCTTTTAGCTTTTGATACCTTTTTTTACTAACAAACTGCATGTAAAAAAATTCATCTTCATCCATTATTTTGGCGTTCCTTAATAGTTCATCTGCAACTCCGATTAAAGGATATTTTTCTTCACACGTTGCTAAAATCTTATCGCACGTTTCTTCATCTTTTGGAACTTCATGAATGTAAAACCTTTCTTCCAAAGGGAACGGATATTCACTCCAATCATCTTGCCCGAATTCTTCTGGCTTAGTTAAATAGTTAATCAGATAACCATAATCAACATTCAATGCCATCATTTGAACTTGTAATTGAAGATAGTACTTTTTAGCCAATTTATCGCACTGTTCAAAGTAGTTGAATATTGAGTATTGACATTTAGAATCTGCAACCCATTTGCCCTCTAAAATAGCGTCAGGCGTAGCTCCAAGTTTATCATTCACTTTATAAAATGTTTGATTTGGCTCACCCCCATAAATAGAGGTGAGTATTTCAATTGCCGTTACTTCATTTACTATTCCATGCAACATTGGTTTTGTGCTGATTTCTTTTTTAAGTCCGTTTAAGTTTTCGGCTATTTCAAAGATATAGTTCAAAGCTGTTTTACCTTGACCACCTGCCATTAAATCCCCGATTCTACTTGCACTAAAGAAACCTTTTTTATTATTTTGATTTATCATGTTTGCTTCTTTTATTATTTTTCATCATTGACAAATAGCCTTTTGAAACCTTATAAATTTTCATTATTTCAGATGGCTTAATTTTTTCTAAAATCATTCTTTTCATATTTTCAATTTCGCAATCTTTAAATTTATGAAAGTTGCATTTTTCGCCTTTTCGTGGATTCCTAAACAATCCCATCCCTTTTGTGCATTTACCTAACACTATATACGAATGCTTTTCATTTTCAGAATAAGTAACCCATTCCAAATTTTCAACCCTATTATCTGTTTTTATGCCATTTATATGATTCACACATGGTTTATTTTCAGGATTTATTATAAAAGATTGAGCAACAAGCCTATGTACATTTTTTGTGTTTTTTTTACCCAAACAACAAGCTAAATATGTATTTTTTGTCCTTAGGGATAATTTTAGTATCTTTTCTTTTGACTTTCTAAAAAAGTTATTTTTGGTTTTAATAAATCGGGATAACGATTTTATCCTTCCTAAATTACTAACCTCGTACTTGCCTTCATATCCTAAAATAGGCTTCCAAATTTCTTTTTGTTTTTTCATAAAAAATACCCACAAACATTACAAAGGCAATCCAGTCGAGCAGATACGCTCAAAAGGCAATGTAACGAATGTGGGATTTTTTAAATGTTTTCATAACTGGATTGCATTGCAAATATAGCAAAAGTATTTATAAATACAAGAAATGAAGCCGTAAACATTCCTTTTTTATTTTCCATTGCATTCAGGGTTTTCGTTAAAAGACCTCCAGTTAGCTCCATTTACCATTCTTTCCTCTATGCCATTTAGATAGTATGATTTTTGCATTAAAATTTCGTATTCAATAGCGTTTTCAACATAAAAATCAATTATAGATTTAGACATACAGTCTTTAGGCAAATATTTCTTAATGCTTTCATAAAGCATTTCCGATGCTGTTCTATTTTCCATTTAGTTCGATTTTACGTTTAGTGAATAATGCCTTTGATTTGCTTTGTTCAACAGGAAGTAAAGAATCGTAAAGCAGTCCTAATTCGTCAAGGTTATTGCATTTTGATAGCTTTTCTTTTATCAGTTCTAAATCAACTTCTACTTCAATCATTGGCAAATCTTCACCTGAGTAGATATAAAGCCCAAGTCCAAACATTGCAAGATTCTTAACTAAGCATCTCATAATTGCTGTGTTAATATCAAACATTGTGGCAGGGGTAACATCCTTATTAAATTTCTGATATACAACGTGCTTTTGCGCTCTGTTCGCGCCATCCATTACGGGCAATTGCATCGGGATTGTTTCGCCATCAATAGTTACTTCTGTTTGAACCAAGTACCCTAAGTTTTCATCGAATAGGTAAGGTTTGCCATCAAAGTTTACAACTCTGTAATTTGCAGTTGCATAGCGTTTTTTGACCTCATTCCATGCCCACGACCAGCTAAGGTAAGAGAGTCCGTTTTTCTTTTCAATTTTGTCGGCACAATCTACCGAGCCTAATGTTTCAAATACTGTTTTCATTTGGTTTATTTGATTAATGCTGCAATCAAGATTACAGCGGTGAATAATAAAAAGTAAATAGCTAATTGAGCAATCCAACCCAACGAGCAAAAGTATTTAAGGAATCTCATACTCCTGGTCTAAATGTATCGGAAGTATTACACTCTCTGTAATATTCCGTATTGGAATTAAGAATATCAATATCTTCTTTGAACTCTTTTGCTAAATGCTTTTCAGCTATAAGGATTCTCC